TCGGAGTTCGTCGACGGCGAGCTGTACCCGTGATCGCCGTCATTGCGCAGCGCGTCGAGGTCGCCCGCTCGATTGCGCGCAAGCTGCGCATCCCCGAGCGCGACGTCGTGCACATGTCTGCGCGCACTGTGCGCAATGCGGCGCGCGGGCATGTGCTCGACGCCCTGGTGCTCGACGACGACGCCGAGCTGACCGAGGCCGACCTCGACGTGCTGGCGCCCGCGATGGCCCGCGGCTGCGAGGTGTTCCGGCTGCAGCGCATATCGCTGCCGCCACCGTTCTGACGTCAGTAGCCAGCTCGCTGCGCTGCTCGGTTCGGCCCACCGACTGAACGGGCCTCGTCTTGAGGGGGTGCCCTTGATCGCTCGCCTGATCGTGCTCGGCGTCGTCGAGCTGCTGCGCGTCGAGGTGTTCCTCGGCTTGCTGCCCGTCGTCGACGACGACCAGGGCGCGGCCGACGACGACGCCGATTTCGGGTTCTCGCTTCCCTGACTGGCTAACGCCGGCAAAAAGCCATCTTTGCACGTCAACGCACTGAAAGGCCGTTTTGAGCTAACACGGCACTGACCACACCAGGAGATATGACCAATGGAAGCCCCGAGCACGATCGAGGTGCCTTGCCCGGCCTGCGGCGAGCCGATCATTTTGTCGATCGGTTTTGAGGTCGTCATGCCCGAGCCCGACGCCGACACGGCGCCGGTTCGCGTCACGACGCCCGACCTCGCCGACCGCGCGCAAGCTCACGGCGAGGTGTGCCCGGTGCTGTCGGGCGGTGGCCGCTGATGGCTGACCAGAAGCTCGACCGTTACAGCCTGCTGCTGCGGATGCACGCGCGGGTCGAGCAGTCCGTGTTTGATCCCGAGACGCCGCCGCGCGACCTCGCTGCGCTGACTCGTCGCCTGATGGAGATTGCGAAGGAAATCGAGACGATCGAGCTGCAGCGCGAGCAGAGCGGCGAGGGCAAGCCCGAGGCCCCGGCTGATGAGCCGTTCGATGGCTCGGACGTCTGAGCCGCTGCGGCTATCTGAGGTTGCTCGCCACGTAATCAAGCCCGAGGGCATCACGTCGACGTCGTGGCCGTCTGTGCGCCATGAGTGCAACGTCAACATGGGTCTGTTTTTCGACCGCTGGCAGGACGACCTCGGAAAGCTGGTTTGCGCCAAGCGATCCGACGGCCTGTACGCGGCCGACATGTTCGCAATGTCGATCCCGCGGCAGACCGGCAAAACGTACTTCCTCGGCGCCCTGGTGTTCGCGCTGTGCAAGATGAATCCCGGCACAACGGTGATTTGGACGGCGCACCGCACCCGTACGGCCGCCGAGACGTTCAAGTCAATGCAGGGCCTCGCCAAGCGCGAGCAGGTCGCCCCGCATGTGCAGCAGGTGCTCACCGGCAACGGTAAAGAGGCTGTGCTGTTCGTCAACGGCAGCCGAATCCTGTTCGGCGCGCGTGAGAAAGGGTTCGGCCGCGGTTTCGCCAAGGTCGACGTGCTGATTTTCGATGAGGCGCAGATCCTCACTGAAAACGCAATGGATGACATGATCCCGGCGACCAACGCATCGCCCAACGGTCTGATTCTGTTCGCGGGCACGCCGCCGAAGCCCACCGATCCCGGCGAGGTGTTCACCAACCTGCGCAACGACGCCCTCAACGGCGAGAGCGACGACGTGGCGTACGTCGAGATATCGGCCGACGAGGACGCGAAGCCCGACGACGAGCGCCAGTGGCACAAGATGAACCCGAGCTACCCGCACCGCACCGGGCGCCGGGCGATCATGCGTATGCGCAAGGCGCTGTCAGAGGACAGCTTTCGGCGTGAGGCAATGGGGATCTGGGACAAGATCACCGCGCACCTCGCGGTCGTCAAGGCGCATGTGTGGCGCGACCTGGCCGACCCGCTCGGCCCCGAGGACGGCGAGAAGCCGCACGCCCTTGGCGTCGACATGTCGCACGGCGGCGCTATCTCGATCGGCGCGTGCTGGCTGATGGACGACGAGCAGCGCCACATCGAGCAGGTGTGGGCTGGCACTGACACCGCGGCGGCCCTCGACTGGATCGTCGAGCGTGCCGGGCGTCGCATCCCTGTGGTGATCGACGACGCGAGCCCTGCCAAGGCCCTGGTGCCTGAATTGAAGCGCCGCAAGGTCAAGGTACGGACGACCAGCGCGGGCGATATGGCGAAGGCGTGCGGCCTGTTTGAGAACAACGTCAACGCCGACACGTTGACACACGGCGGCCAGGCCGACCTAACCGACGCCCTCAAGGGCGCCCGCAAGCGGCCTATCCGCGACGCAGGCGGCTGGGGCTGGGATCGGCGCGACCCGACGTGCGTAATCCATCCGCTAGTTGCCGTGACGCTGGCACTGCTCGGCGCCCTTGAGGCCCCGAAGCGCAGCAGCGGCGGCGCCATGTTCGTGTGAGAGGGGGCCGCGTGATTCCTGCAGCCTATGAGTTCGACGACGACCAGCTCGGCGAGGACGACGAAACCGATTGGCCCGACGACGCTCTGAGTGTCGAGCAGGTCGGCAAGATCGTCGCCGACATGTACGCGCTGCACCTCGGCGACAAGGGCAAGTTCGACCGCATTTACGAGTACACCAAGGGCGAGCGCGGCAAGCCGAGCGTGCCCGACGAGGCGAGCGACGAGGTGAAAGAGCTTGCCGGGCTGAGCGTTAAGAACGTGCTGCGGATGATCCGCAACTCGTTCGCGCAATCGCTGAGCGTCGTTGGGTATCGCACGATCACCGCGCAGCAGAACGACCCGGCGTGGCAGATCTGGCAGGCCAACCGCATGGACGCCCGGCAGGCCGAGGTGCATCGCCCGGCCGTGCAGTACGGCGTCGCCTATGTGGTCGTGACGCCCGGCGAGGACGGCAGTCCCGAATTGCGGTGCCGGTCACCGCGGCGGCTGCTGGCTGTCTACGACGACCCGGTGCTCGACGAGTGGCCGCAGTACGCCCTTGAGACGTGGGTTACTCAGAAGGACGCCAAGCCGCATCTGCGCGGCGTGCTGTACGACGAGCGGTACATGTACGAGCTTGATCTCGGCGAGCTGCCGACGACGGCGGCCGGGCTCAAGGACATAAGCACCAAGCCCGTGACGCTGCGCCGTGTCGACGACGTGATCGCGCACGGCGCGACCGCCGACGGCGAGCCGGTGTGCCCGGTCGTGCGGTTCGTCAACGACCGCGACGCCGACGACATGATCGTGGGGGAGATCGAGCCCTTGATCGGCCTGCAGAAGGCGATCAACTGTGTGAACTTCGACCGGCTGATCGTGAGCCGGTTCGGCGCCAACCCGCAGCGCGTGATCAGCGGATGGACCGGCAGCAAGTCCGAGGTGCTCAAGGCATCGGCGTTGCGCGTCTGGACATTTGAAGATCCCGAGGTCAAGGCGCAGGCGTTCCCGCCAGCGTCGGTCGAGCCGTATAACGCGGTGCTCGCCGAAATGATGGAGCACCTCGTAATGGAGGCGCAGATCAGCCCGTCACAGGTCAAGGTCGTGAACGTGTCGGCCGAGGCGCTGGCGGCGGCCGAGCACCGCGAGCAGCTCAAGCTCGCCAACAAGCGCGAGAGTTTCGGCGAGTCGTGGGAGCAGGTTTTGCGCCTCGCGGTCGAGATGGATCGCAGCGGCGATACCGAGCCCGATCCGGCCGCCGAGGTCATCTGGCGCGACACCGAGGCCCGTTCGTTCGGCGCGGTCGTCGACGGCGTGGTCAAGCTCGCGCAGGCCGGTGTGCCGATCGAGTTTCTGCTGCCGCTTGTGCCCGGCATGACGCAGCAGCAGATACAGGCGATCAAGGACGCACTGCGCGGCGGCGGCGTCAAGACGCTGGTCGACAAGCTGCTCGCTGGCGGCCCTCCCACATTGCCCGACGCGCCCCCGGTCGACGAGGTGATCGACGACGGCGAGGCGCCCGACAACGAGGGCGGGGGCGCGGCAGGTGACGACAGCGGTACCGGAGTTTCAGGGCGTACTGAGCAAGCTAGCTGAGACGGTCGGCGGGGCGGTTGACGGCTTAATGCCGCGCCTCGCCGACCTCACGGTGCGCGAGGGCCTGGCCCTGGTCACCGACGCTTACCCCGAGCTGGTCGACCCGTTCCTCGGCGCCGCGGGCGAGCTGACCGCGCAGTGGTACGCCGAGCAAACAGCCGGCACCCATCCATCTGCGCAGCTCAAGGGCCGAAACGCGGGCGCACCGGCTAACTTCGTGCCCGAGCCTGCCGAGCTGCCCGACCGCAAGGCGCTTGGCGCCAATGGCCGGTGGGCGCTGCTGCAGAAAGACCCGGCTCGCGCGCTGCGCGGCTCGTCGACGCGGGCCGTGTTCAACCAGTCCCGGCGCACGGTCGTCGAGAACGTCGAGCGCGAGGGCGTGCGGTGGGTTCGGCACGCGGCGATCAACGCCTGCGGGTTCTGCCGGATGCTCGCCACGCGCGTGCTGACGATGCACGACGAGGCCGCACCGGGGCTGTACAAGACGAAATTCAATGCGCTGCACCCGCACAGCAACAAGCTCGACGCCGCCGGGCACGACCATTGCAAGTGCGTCGCCGTGCCGCTGCGCGACGGGCAGGCGTACGAGGCCCCCGACTATGTGCACGACTGGCTCGACGACTACCAGGCCGTCAAGCTCGGCGACGACGGCTACCTGCGGCGGCCCGGTCAGATCGCCCGCGCGATGGAACAGCGCGGCGCTGAGCGCCTGCGGCTGCACCGTATCGGGCAGTGGCTTGACGCCGAGGACGAGCACCGGCACGCGGTCGCGTATTACGAGCGCGTCGACGCCGAGCTGGCGAAGATCCTCGGCACCGAGCCCGAGCCCGAGCCCGCGGCGGCCCCGAAAGCCAAGACACGCAAGCCGAAACGGACGCTTGAGCAGATCGAGGCCGAGCTATCCGCGGCGATCGAGACGGGCGACGAGGCCCGCATCGACGCCCTGGTCGAGGAAATGGAGACGGTCGAGGCCCGCGAGCGGGTCGCCGCCGAGAAGGCTGCAGCGGCCGAGGCCGCCAAGCTCGCCGAGGATCAGGCCAAGGTCGACCGGATGCTTGAGCTGATCGAGCAGGGCTGGGACGAGGCCGAGGCCGAGAGCGAGGTTTACGGCCTGTCGGTCGAGCAGATCCGGCGCCGCAACTTCATGGCCGAGGCCCGCGCAGACGGTCACACCGGCAAGGGTTTCGACGAGCTGCTGCGCTCACGGTTTGAGGAAATGGCCGCCGAGCAGTATTGGGCGGCCGAGGCTGCGACGAACGGGTTTCTGCTCAACCGTCGGCATGAGGGCAAGGTCGACCCGCGAAAGATCTGGACTGTCAACGAAACAACGGCGCGCAAGTGGATGAGCGACGAGCTTGCCGGGTGGTTCGACGAGCACGGCCGCATCACGTACGCGGGGCTCAGGGAGGCGATTTTGTCCGGCCGCGGTAACTGGCGCAACGCCATGACAGCGGATTTCCTGCAGTGAACCGCGACGAACTGGTCGCCGCGTGGCGAGCTGGCCGCGCGGCGGCCCCCGGCGACGACAACCCGTACGCGGGCACCGGCGCCCCGGCGCGCATGTGGCGCCGCGGGTATCGCCGGATGCTGCTCGACATGCTCACCCGCTCACCGGCCGCGCAGGCGTACGAGGCGGGGCGCAAGTGATCGTTTGGCTGATCATTGGCGCCCTGGCTCTGCTGAGCGCGTGGCTGCTCGGCGGCGACCAGCGCGACTAGCGCACGCACACAACAGGTTTCCCGGCCGACCGGCTGGGGTTTAAGCGCGGACGGCCTGCGCCCAAACGGCTGGCTTTCACGGCTGACGAGCCAATACGGGACACCAACAGGAGCACACCATCATGGCAGACGAAAACAGCGACGCCGCACCAGAAGTGACCGAGGACGCCCCCGCGGGCGACCAGGGCGCCAAGGGCGACGACGGCAAGACGTTCACGCAGGCCGACCTCGACCGCATCGTCGAGCAGCGCATCGCGCGTGAGCGTGCCAAGTTCGGCGATTACGACGACCTCAAGGGCAAGGCCGCCGAGCTGCAGAAGATCCGCGACGGCGAAAAGACGGAGCTGCAGCGCGAGCGCGAAGCCCGCGAAGCGGCCGAAAGGGAGCGCGACACAGAGCGTTTCGAGCGCCTGCGCGAGCGCGTCGCCAACCGGCCGGGCAAGGTCGTGCCCGTCGCGTCGCTGACCGGCAAGACCGAGGAAGAACTGATTGCCTCGGCCGACGCCCTGATCGCCTGGCGTGATGAGAACGCGCCCAAGCCGCCGGAGCCGAAGCAGAAGCGCAACCCGGCTGGCAGCGGCGGGGGCCTCAAGAGTGGCGCAACCGGCGCCGACTCGTCGACAACCGACCCGAAGGTCAAGGCCGCAGAAGCGTTGCGGCGCTTGCGTTCGGGCGAGTAGCACACTTCCGCGCGGGGGCCGACCTCGGCGGTTGATCAAGAAACACAACTGAATAGGAGACAGCCAGATGGCTGACATTTCACGCGCCGAGGTCGCAACCCTGATTCAGGAGGCGTACAGCGACACGCTGCTCGCCGCCGCGAAGCAGGGCAGCACCGTGCTCTCGGCATTCCAGAACGTCAACATGGGCACCAAGACCACGCACCTGCCGGTGCTGGCGACTCTGCCCGAGGCCGGGTGGGTCGGCGAATCCGCGACCGAAGCGACCGGCGTCAAGCCGCAGAGCAAGGTCACCTGGGCGAACCGCACGCTGGTCGCCGAGGAAATCGCCGTGATCATCCCCGTGCACGAAAACGTCATCGACGACGCGACCGTCGCGGTTCTGACCGAGGTCGCCGAGCTGGGCGGGCAGGCCATCGGCAAGAAGCTCGACCAGGCCGTCATTTTCGGTGTCGACAAGCCCGCATCGTGGGTCAGCCCGGCGCTGGTCCCGGCCGCGATCGCCGCGGGTCAGGCAATCGCCCACGTCGACGGCGTGGCGAACAAGTCCGACCTGGTGGGTGCTGCCAACCAGGTGGCCGAGAAGGTCGCCCTCGCTGGCTGGGCGCCCGACACCATGCTGTCGTCCCTGGCGCTGCGGTACCAGGTCGCCAACGTGCGTGACGCCGACGGCAATCTCGCGTTCCGCGATAACTCGTTCCTCGGGTTCGCAACGCACTTCAACCGCAATGGCGCATGGGATCCGACCGCGGCTGTCGGTGTGGTCGCCNGCCGACGCCTCGCGCGTCAAGATCGGTGTGCGGCAGGACATTACGGTGAAGTTCCTCGACCAGGCCACCCTGGGCACCGGCGAGGATCAGATCAACCTCGCTGAGCGCGACATGGTGGCGCTGCGCCTCAAGGCGCGGTTCGCCTACGTGCTGGGTGTCTCGGCCACCTCGATGGGTGCCAACAAGACCCCGGTCGGTGTCGTCACGCCGGATACCACGCCGTAGCGGTGCGCTATCGACATGCCTTGACGGGCGCGGTCATTGGGGTGTCTCAGGGCACCCTTTTGGCCGCGCTCGTCGAGCGCGACGACAACTGGACACCGTACGAGGGGGTGCAGGATGCTGGCGACAGCGGAGGACGTCAAGGGCGCGCTAAGGGCGCTGCAAAGGCCCGAGCTGGCCGAAAGCCTGCCGCCGGTCGACGATCTGCTGCAGGAGGCCAGCGATCTGGTGACGGGTCACCTGTGGCCGAGCCTGGTACCGGAGCCAACACCGGACCCGATCAAGCGGGTAACGGCGGCGATGGTTGCGGCGGCGCTGACGCGGCCGAAGGAGCTACTACCGGAGACGCAAAGCCTGTCGGCTGACGGGTTCGGCGTGACGTTCACGCCGGGCGCCGGGTCGCCGGGCTGCTATCTCACGGCGGCGATGAAAACCAAGCTGCGGCCGTACAGGTCGGGCATGACGTCGGTTGCGATGGGCAGTGAGCGGTTCTGATGTATCCGACGCCGTTCACTGTTCTGCACACGACGTACGTCAAGGACGGCGAGAACGCCGCCGGGCAGGTCACGACTAAGCCCGTCACGTTCCCGCGCAAGGTGTCGAGCCTGCGGCCTCGGGTCAACGAGCCCGGCACCGCGGCGGCCGACAGCGACCAGGTGCTCAACGAGCACACCATGTGCACACCCGAGCCCGATTGGGCGCACGGCGATCTGGTCAAGGACTGGCTCGGCCGCGAGTGGACGGTGCACGGTGACGTCGAGGACTACAACGGCGGCCCGTTCGGGTTCCGGCCGGGTTACCGGGTGACGCTGCGGAAGGTGGTCAAACGTGCCGTACCGACCGCTTGACATGCCTTTCAGCGAGCACCGGGCGATACGCACCTCGCCGGGCGTCAAGGCCGAAATCGAGCGGATCGCCAACGAACTGCGCGACCGGGCGGCCTCGATCGCCGACAGCCAAACCGACATTGACGGCGCCGGTGACGGTTACGTCGTCGTCGAGGCGCACAGCCACGACCGTGCCCGCGCGTACGTGCGGGCCGATTCCGGCGAGGCAATCGCCGCCGAGGATGACGTCGCACCGCTCATGCAGGTGTCGGCAGAGCTGGGGCCGTCGTGACGGTTCTCGTTCCTCCCGTAGGCCCGCTGACGGCCGCGCGGCGGTACCTGCTCGACGAGCTGGCGGCGCGCGGCAACACGCTGCCGGTGTCACAGGTTGTGCCCGACGGGTCGCCGACGTCGTACACGCTGCTGTCGCGGCCGGGCACAAGCACCGACGTGTTCCTGCAGCACTCGCTCATTCGGCTGCGCACGTACGACGACGACCTGGTGCGCCTTGAGCGCAACGCAGATCTGCTGCACCGGCTCATGCTGCACGCCGTGCACAAGCACATCGTCGTGCCCGGCGAGGGCGCGGTGTGGATCACCGGCGCCACCCATGAGTACGGCCCGGCGTCGTTCGACGACAAGCGCGTGCCGCTGCCCGGTATGCAGTCGGCGGTTTTCTGGACGATCGGCCTGCGCCCCGAGCGCAGCTAACGCCGGCGAGCTGCTCGAGCACGACGGCTGACCTGCAGCGATCTGCTGCGGCGGCCTCAATCAGCAAACACACCAGGTCTATTCGCCCCTCGCGCCGTCGGCGTGGGGGAGTTCAACGCGCCCAACAGGGCAGACAGGAGACAAAGCAAGATGACTCAGCCCACCCCCCCGGCGTTGGGCGACGCTTCCAAGGTTTTCGCGGCCTCGCCGTCGGATCTGGAAACCGTCGGCGGCCTGTGGTTCGCGCCGTTCGGCACCGCGCTGCCCGAGGACGTCGACGAGCCGCTCGATGCCAAGTTCAAGAACCTGGGTTTCGTGTCGGCCGACGGCGTGACGATCAAGATCGACAGCCAGACCACCCCCATTGAGGTGTGGGGCGGCGACGAGATCGGCGCGCTGCGAGACAAGTTCTCGATCGAGTACAGCATGAGCCTGTTTCAGGTGCTCTCGCCCGAGGTCAACGCTGCGATTTTCGGCGCGGGCAACGTGTCGACCACCGCGGCGACCGCGACCCACGGCGCCCGCATGAAGGTGCTCATCAATTCCAAGCTGCCGAAGCGGTGCAGCCTGGTGCTCGATTCGGTGTACGAGGACAAGATCATTCGGCAGGTCGCGCAGATCGCGCAGCTTTCGGGCCTGGCCGATATCAAGCTCGTTCACAACGAGCCGATGGCCTTTGAGCCGACGTTCAAGGTGCTGAAGGGCACCGACGGCAACCACGTGATCCAGTACAGCGACGACGGCGTGACCGTCGCCGTCTAGTACCGGCACCCGAGCTGACGCCCCGCGCGCTTAATCCTGGTGGGCGCGCGGGGCGTCTCACCATTGCACGAAAACACCAGGGACACATCAGGAAACACACCAGGAAAGGCACAACTGAATATGAGCGACGACCAGACCATCGACCAGGCCCCCGAGCCCGTCGAGGCCCCCGAGGACGAGCGCGCGGCGATCGTCGAGGAATGGGCCGACGAGTACGACGAGGGCACCGAGCTGTTCGTCGGCAGCTTTGAGGCCGACGACTTCGACGCCGAGTACGGCGTCGCCGACTTCCCCGAGGGCGCGACGATCGCCGTCAAGCGGTGCCTGCGCAAGCCCCCGCCGGGATGGATTCGGCAGCACGCGCACCTGTCCGACCTTGAGCGCACGTTCGCGCTCATCGAGATGCACGCCTGCGACCGCGCGCTCGAAATTCTCGACAGCCTCGGCGAGAAGCCGTGGAACGATTTCGTCGAGGCGTGGGGCAAGGACGGCGGCCTGATCGAGGGAAAATCGCGCAAGTCCTCGCGGCGACGCGGCAGGTAGAGGACGCCATACGGCGTGACTTGATCGTCGCGGGCCGCGAGTTCGACGACGGCACAATGTCTTGGGAAGATCTGTACGCATTCATCTTCGCTGCACCGCCAAACACGGCGATATTCCACGCCTTTGAAAAGGGCTGGAACACAACCGATTACCTACTCGCGCATGTGATCGACGCGCTGCGGATCGGGTTGTGGCAGAAAACCGAGGACGCGCAGAAGAAGAATCCCCGCAAGGTGCCCGAGCCGTTCCCGCGGCCCGCTGACGACGAGAAGCAAGACGACAGCGAGTACGTCGCTGTGGGCTCGACCGTGGCGACCAAGACCACCGTCGGCAAGTTCCTACAAATGCGTGCCGAGCGCGAAAAGCGTTGGCGCGAAAAGCACCAGGGCAAGCGCAAGGCACCAGAGGGGGCGTAGTGGCAGCGACGTACTACTTGACCGTCATACCCGAGACGAGTCAGGTTTACGAGGGTATCCGGCGTGCAGCCAAGCGCGCCGACAACATCACAGTGCACCCGAAGGTCGACCAGCGGCAGGCCGAGCGAGACGGCCGCGACTACGGCAACCGCTTCAAGCGCGGTTTCTCGTCGGCCGCCGCTGGTATCGGCGCCACGCTCGGCGCCGTCACGGGTGGGTTCAAGATGGCTGGCGCCGCGGCCGGTTCGGTCGTGCGGCACGTCGGCACCATTGCGACGGTCGTCGGCGTCGCCTCGCGCCTCACGCGCGGGTTCGCAATCTCATTGCTCGCCGGGTCGACAGCTCTGCGCGCGGTGGCCGGTGTCAGTCTGGTGAAGCTCGCCGGAATGCTCAAGCTGGTAAGCGTTCTCGCCGGTCGATTGGCGCGACAGATCAGTCGGGTGACGTCGGCAATTCTCGTGCTGGCGGCCGTCGGCAAGCTGCTGGGGTTCATGCAGCGCGCAGCCAAGTTCATGGCGCTGTTCACGATCGGCGCCTCGGTGGCTATCGGTGTCGTGTCGGCGCTGTCGGTCGTCGTCGGTCAAGTGCTGTACGCCGCGCTGCTGAGCGTGGGCTCGGCCGCGGGTATCGCCGCCGGTGCGCTCGTCGGCATCCTCGGCCCGGCTATCGCGGTGCTCAAGATCGGGTTCAAGGGCCTGGCCGACGGCGCGAAAGAGTTTATGGGCCAATTCAGCCACGCTGACGAGGCTTTCAACAAGATGGTCGGCGAGCGCATGGGGCCGATGCTGTCGGCGTTCCGCGAGCTGCGCATGTCGATCGTCGATACGTTCTCGGCGACGCTGCAGCCCGCGTTTGCGAACCTCGGCGCCGTTATGGACGGCCTGCGCCCCAAGGCGGGCGCGCTGACGACGACGCTCGGCCGGATCGGCAACGAGCTGACCGGCGCCCTGCGCGGCCCGGTGGCGACGCAGGCATTCGATGCGATGTTCTCGGCGTCGGATCGTTTCTTTCAGAACTTCCTCGGCGAGAGCGGATTGTCGGGCCTCACAACGGGTCTGCTGCAGTTCGCCGGGACGGCCGCGACCACGTTCGCGGGTACCGGCGCCGGGATCAACGACGCTCTGCTCAAGGCTGGCGAGTGGCTGCGCAATATCGACGGCAACAAGATGCAGCTCGTTTTTGCGACGCTCAAGCAGCAGATCCAGAACGTAATGAGCGTGCTCGGCCCGGTCGTCAGTGGCATTCGGCAGATCGGCAGTGTGACGGCACCGGCGCTGGCGCCGGGATTCCAGGCGATCGGCGGCGCGATTCAGCAAGCCGTGCCCGGCCTGGTGCAGATGGCGAAAATTCTCATGCCTGCGCTGTCGCAGGTGATGGAGCGCCTCGCCCCGGTGATTCCTGCTCTGGTGCAGGCGTTTACGCCGTGGGCTGGCACGCTGGCCGTGATCGCCCCGCCGCTCGCGTCGATCGTCGCGCAGCTCGCGCCCCTGGCGCCCCTGGTGCTGCTGGCAACCGGCGCGATCAAGGCAATGGCAATCGGCATGGCGATTTACAACACCGTGGCCCTGGCCGTCTCCAACGCAACGAAGATCTGGACTGCGGCGCAATGGCTTTGGAATGCGGCGATGACCGCCAACCCTATTGGCATCATCGTTGTGGCGGTGGCTGCGCTCGCCGCGGGTCTGTGGGCGTTTTTCACCAAGACTGAGACGGGTCGCAAGCTGTGGGACAAGCTGTGGACGGGCATTAAGGCCGTCGCCCTGCCGGTGTGGGAGTGGATAAAGAACACTCTCAGCAAGGCGTGGGAGCAGATGCAGCCCGGCCTGCAGCGGCTCGGCGAGGTTGCCAAGCAAGCGTTTTCGACGCTCGGCAACGCGGTCAAGAGCGTGTGGCAGTTCATCCAACCGGCTATTGAGTGGCTCGGCCGGTTGTGGATGACGGTCGCCAAGTTGGAGTTCAACGTAGCCATTGGCGCGTTCAAGGCGCTGGGCTCGGTGATCGGCTGGCTGTGGCAGAACGTCGCGGTGCCCGCGTTCAACGGCATTGCGGGCGTCGTCGGCATGTGGTGGCAAGGCGTGCAGGTGATCTGGGGCGCGGCGTCCACTGCGGTGCAGTGGGTCGGCGACAAGATCATGTGGCTGTGGCAGAACGTCGCGGTGCCCGCGTTCGGCGCGATCGGGTCGGCTGTGTCGACCTGGTGGTCGGGCGTCAAGGTCGTGTGGGATCTGTTTACCGCGGGTCTGGACACGATCGGCCGCGGCGTCGGCGCGTTCAAGGACGGCATCGTGACCGCGTTCAACGCGGTTAAGGACGTCATCACGACCGTGTGGGACAAGATCGGCGGCATTTGGGACAAGATCGTGGGCGGCATTGGCACCGTTGCGAATGCGCTCAAGGGCGCGGGCGGCGCTGTGCTGAACGCGGTCGGGCTCGGCGGCGCTGCTGAGGGCGGTTACATACAGGGCTCGCGGCCGATGCGCCGGTACGCCGAGGGCGGCCGGATCAGCGGCCCCGGCACGGGCACCAGCGACTCGATCCTCGGTTTCCCGGCAATGGTGCGGGTCGCCAATGGCGAGTTCGTCACCAACGCTCGCGCGACGTCGAGGTATCTGCCGCTGCTGCAGGCGCTCAACGCCGGTGTGCCGCTCGATCAGATCCTCGCCGGTCTGCTGCCTCGGTTCGCCGAGGGCGGCCTTGTCTCGGCCGACGAGCTGGTCGATTTCGCACGCGGCGTCGAGGGGCAGCCGTACGAGTGGGGCGGCGTCAATTGGGGCGACTGCTCGGGCGCGGTGTCGGCGATCGCCAACTACGCGACCGGCCGTGATCCGTTCGGGTCGCGGTTCGCAACGGCGACCGAGGGCGACGAGCTGGCGGCGCGCGGGTTTAAGCCGGGCCTCGGCCCGTCGGGCTCGCTGCAGATCGGCTGGTACAACGGCGGCCCTGGTGGCGGGCACACGGCGGCGACGCTGCCGGATGGCACGAACTTTGAAATGGGCGGCGCCCGCGGCAATGGTCAGTTCGGCGGCCAAGCTGCGGGTGCGGCTGATTCGCAGTTCACCAGCCGGATGCACTTGCCGCCGGAAGCGTTCACCGGCCTTGACGGGCTGACTGGCTCGACGTCGGGCTCGGCGGGTGTGGGTGGTGCCACCTCGGCGAGCGGCGGCAGCTACAAGCCCGCCACGCAGTCGCAACTGAGCAGCTCGTCGCGCAAGGTCGACAGCGCCCGCACGTCGGCGAAGAACGCCGACCAGGCCGTCGACGACGCGCAGTACCGGGTCGACAAGGCGCAGCAGCGCCTCGACGAGGCCAAGGCCAACGGCAAGGGTGTCGACGACGCGCAGCACTCGCTCGACGTCGCCACGCGCGAGCTGGCCGACGCCCGCGAGAAGCAGGCCAAGCAGCACGACAAGCTCACCGAGGCTGAGAACGCCGATAAGGAGTTGCGCACCAAGGGCAAGTTCACCGAGGGCTCGGCGTCGAGCGACGGCAAGAGCGGCGGCCTGTCTGGCGCTGACTTTGGCAAGACGTTCGTCTCGGGCGTGCTTGAGTCGATCGGCCTCGACGGTTCGCTGTTCTCCAACCCGCTGGAATGGCCGACGGTCAAGTCAGCGATGGCGGGCGTGAACTTCCTCGGCAACATCTTGTCGGGCAAGGCGTGGGAGAACCAAGACGGCAGCGCGGGCGCCGCTGGCGCCGCAACGAGCCCTGGCGGGTTCGCTGACGGCGTGGGGCAGGCCGTGGGCCTCGATGGGCTCATGTCGGCCCTTCCGGGCGCTGTGGGCGATCCTGCGGCCGGTTGGACACCGGAGAGCGGCAGCCCCGCGCTGGCGCCTGGTCAGTTCAACCCGGCGGTGTCGGGCTCGTCGACGATCGCCGAGGGCGCGGTCGGCGCTATGAGCGCGTTCGCACCGGACACCACGCAGCACGGGCAGGGCAACGGGCAAGCGCCCGGCCCGCAGGGCGACGTCGTGAACTTCAACGGTCCCGTCGGGCTCGACCCGCAGGCCGTGCAGACGACGATGCGCACCGAAATGTTGGGACGCACGCGCTACCGCGTGTAAGAGCAAACGGCCGGCGGGCCGCCGATCTGGTCACTGACCTGCGGCGGCCCGCTGCGCCAGCTAACAAACTTTGACAACTGAATACGGGGTGATTCGGCCGTGACCGGCACAGGCATTCACGACGATTTCTGGCTCGACCCGCCGAAGTACACCGAGGACGCTTACGGCAATCCGCTGTACGGGCCTGAGAATCCGACGCACCCGTCGTGGCGCCGCATGACGAACTGGCGCGACCTCGGCCGCAACGGCGAGTACCTGCGGTCGACGCAGACGAAATGGGTCTACGTCCACCCGAGCAACAACAAGATCTGGCACCTGGCCGGGCCTGGCCGCGGCCGTGAGGGCGTCGCGCTCGCCAAGGAACTTGAGGGCGTCATGCAGCCCGAGTTTGAGATTCTGTACAGCGAGGGCGCTTACACGATCGGCGCCAAGCCTGAGCGGGTCAACTACAAGAAGCGCACCATTTCGTTGGGCGTGGTGATTCAGCCCAACGCCAACGCCGAGCGGATCGAGGAGCCTAACCCGTTCTCGCTGCGGTTCATTGAGGATTCGTGGTGGTCGTCTCTGTCGGAGACGGTGCCCGGTTTTCTCGGATCGTTCACCCGCACGCACGGCTGGCGGTGGCTGGCGGTCATCCTCGCCGAGGCGAGCAAGACGGCCCTGTCGATCGACCCGACGGCGCACGACAACAACAGCCAGCAGTACAACATCGTTCTGCACGCGCCCTGGCCGTTCTACGCCAAGCGCACGCTGTCGAAGGCGTGGCAGGCCGACCTGTCGAACCTGACCGCGAATAACGGTCGCGCGCAGGGCATTATCCAATGCCCCAACCGCGGCACGTGGGACTCGCACCCTAAGTACCTGGTGCGCGGCACCGGCACGGCGACGATTCAGGACGGCAACGACGGCCCGATCGTCAAGCTGCCGAAGCTGTACCCGAGCGACGGCTCGTACATGCTGGTGGACACCGACCCGACCAAGCGCACGATCACGACCGAGAAAGATCCGGTCGACGGTCAGCTCTACAAGTACCTGCGCGGGTCGCAGTTGATCGACCTGCTGCTGCACGACGTCACGGCGAGTCGCCTACCGGCACAGCGGCGCATCCCCGGCGGTATCGGGTTTCAGAACAAGATCCCGCCGCGCACGGTCGCGCACATCAAGGTGTCGCACGACAACCCGAATGGCTCGGTGACGTGCATCATGCCGCAGCACTACCGCATGGCGTGGTCGTGATGGCGGCCCGCAGGCTGTGGGTGCCGCCGAGCGTCGGCGAGCACGGCGTACCGGACCCGCTGCGCAACCCGATCGAGGCGTATCGGTACCTCGACCTCAAGCGCGACCTGATCGACGCCGAGGCCCGCGAAAGGCCGCTCATTCGGTTGTGGGACAACCGAATGCAGTACATAGGCACGGTTGCCGCCGAGAAGTCAGTCAACGCTGAGGAACTGCTGCACGAAACAGGGCAGGGCGACATTGTGCTGCGCGGCGACGACTGGCTGGTCCAGTTCATGCGCACCGACGTGCGGCGTGAGGAAGATCTGCACATCACGATTGACCCGTACCCGAATCGTCGGAGCTGGCGGTGGCGGTGGCACGCGAAGTTCACCAACGTACGGGTAGCTCGGGCCGAAACGGGCGAGCGCACAGTCACTTTGGAGTGCGCGCACAACCGCGAGCACTGGAAAAAGCTGCTGTTCGGCGCCACGCCGTTTAGCGCCCCCGAGGTGCAGCCGATGCGCGCCTGGCTCATGCCGGGCAACACGCGAACCATTGTCACCACAACGGGATTCATCAACCTGGCGCGCAACTACTGGCCCGCGCTGGCGCTGCCCGCCAACATGATGAACCCCGGCGCATGGATCGGCGAGGCGGGTAACCCGCTGAATCTCAATCCGCTGAATTGGCCTGTGCAGATGCAGTTTTGCAACCCGGCGTTTGACCGCTCGCGTACGAGCGTGCTCATGGCGCGGTGGCAGAACGCGCACGACGTGTGCGACGCGCTGCTCAAGTACGCCGGGTGTCACGTTCGGGCGTACTGCTGGCTGACCGAGGACGAGGACAGCCCGCACCCCGAGCTGGCGCTGCTGGTCGGCGAGAAGGCCGCACGCCCGACGCGCAACTGCATCGTGCTGGCGGTCGAGGATCTGAGCGGGACGACAGGGGTTACGGGCACCGCTGCTGACGGGGCGCTCGACCTGATCGCCGTATCGGCCGACAACATTCTCAGCACGCTGGTGCAGATCGACCGGGACAACGACGGCGAGCCCGATCCGTTCATCCGCAAGCTGCTCGGCGTCGCCCCGGCGGTGCCGGATATCGTTTTCCGTGACGGCGAGTATTCGCAGATAATTTCGTCGGAGCATTCGATGTTTCGCGCGAAAGCGTCGAAAATTCTCACGGGCGGTAAATCACCTGGTTGGGTTAACCAAACTCAGACATTCCTGATCAAATATGCGCTGTCGCAATTGTCGGCGGTAATTATGGCTGGGCCTGCCGGTTCGTACCAACAGCCCGGCAGCTCAGGACTTGAGGAAGTCTACCAGGGGCAGGCTGACAATGTTTTGCTCGCCTATATCCAGGTCACCGATCCGATCCGTGCAATGCGCTCGGGTCCGTACGGCTACCTGGAACATTTCGAGCAAGGCAGCGGATCGGCGTACACGGTCAGCTCGGCAATGACGTTAGCTGAGGGGCACCATAAAACGCGGCCGTACCAAGCGTTCAAGGTGTCAATTCGTAATGGTGGGCCGCACACCCTTTATTACGATTACGACCTCGGCACGCGGTGTCACTTTGAAATTGACGGCATTTATCACACCGACCAATTTACGGCCCTCAAGCTGCATTACGACGAGTCGACGCCTAAGACGTTCGACCTGTCGGTCGGTGATGATTCGGAAACGGAAAGCCCGCTGGCGCAGGTCGCAAAGAATGCGGCCCTGTTCTGGAATGCGCTCGGCACATTGTTTGGATCGGGGGATTTGTTCTAGTGGAACTGCCAACGCTGCCACCTCTGCCCGAGGTGCCCGAGCACGTGCCGGGTCAGAATCCGATCGCCGACGCGATGTACGACATTGCCGCGGCGCTGCACTATCCGGTCGACAGCCGAGGTCGGCGATACGACGTGCGTTACCTGTTGCCAGTGATCGCGTTTCACTTGGCACGCGCCGGTTGTGTCGTCGACCCGGCTCGGGCGGTGATCAAGCAGCGGCGCCTGCCGCCGACGCCGGGCGTCGTCGAGGATGCGGTCGATTGGGTGCCGATCGACGCCCCCGACTCGATCGAGGACGAGCTGCACGGCGCGACGCTCGACGATCTGCCGCGGCTGTCTGCGGCGGCCCGCGCTGAGTTCATCCGACGGGCAACGGGCGCCCCGGCGGCGCCGGTCGCCGACGACGACGCCGACCTCGACGCCCGCACGCCGTGGCATGTCGAGACGTCGATTCAGTTCGACGACTGACGTCGCCCGCTACAGCTAACGCCGGCAACGCGCCGGATTCATACCCTGACCTGCGCCTCGGCGCTGAGTCGGCAAACAACTGAATAGGAGCACTATGGCGACGACGCAGATCCCGCTGACGGGCGATGCAGTCGCGTTGTTTCAGACGCTACTGTCTGCCACCTGGTACGGCATCGTCGGCGACGGAAACACGCCCGGCGGCATGTCGGCGACGCTTGAAATGGTCGACGGCGAGGCTGTCATCACGACCGACGTTCTGGTCGGCCCCAAGGGTGACAAGGGCGACCCGGCGCCGCTGGTCGATCTGCAGTGGCCCCCGCTGGAATCGGCAACCGAGCTGGTCGAGCTGCAGGACGAGCTGACCGCGGCCGACAAGGGCAAGGGCTGGTGGATCGGCACGGTTGTGTACGTCTGGGACGGCGCGCAATTCCAGATGGTGCGGCCCGGCCCGGCGGGGCCTCCCGGCGCAACCCCGCAGATCAGCGTTTCCTGCGAGGTCATCCCGATGGCCGACCGCGGGCCTGGTGTCAAAGACGAGGTTGTGCGTTCGGGCACCTCGCTGAATCCGCACCTGCACTTCAAACTGCTTGCCCCGCAGGGGCCTGTCGGCCCGTCGACGAACATTCTCAACGCACCGGACTACGACAACAGCGAGCCACCCGAGAACGGTCAGGCGATCGTCTGGAACGCCACCAAGAACCTGTGGGTGCCGTCGGATTTCGCGGCCAAGCACTCGCGGCTGTATTCCGTTCCCGAGGCGGCGTTTACACCGTTCACCGGCCTGGCGCAGCGGCAGAGCATCCTGACGTACACGGTCGAGCCGCAAGACTTTGCGTGGACGCCGTACGTCACCGGGCATATCAAGGCGTTTGGCCTTGAGCTTGACGCTGACCCGCTGACGATCGGCTGCGAGGTGCGCCTCGGCGACCCGACCAGCGGCCAGCTCATTGCCCGCGGGTTCGGCAATATCGCCTCTTGGACAACGATTCTGCCGCACTACTCGTCGCCGTCCGATCCGGCGGTGGCGGTGGCACCTGATAACGGCGTCGCGCAGATCGCGGCCGGGCAGGCGGCGCAGATCAGCGTCAACCTCTACAACGACGGCCTGCTCGGCACGTACGTGTTCAACCGCAACGGCGCGCAGCTCGCGATTCTCGTTCTGCCGCAGGGGGAGTAGTCACACCATGCCGTACACCAAGAGTTACCGCACGATCATCCCGATTGAGCCGGGCGCCGACGTCGAGGTGCTGCGGTGGTTGACCCGCGAGTCGTTCGAGAAAGCTGCGGCGTTCGACGGGCTGACGATCACCGCGTACGACGAGCGCGAGGTGCCGTGGACGGAGCTACCGCCGAAGGCGGCCGAGCACCTGCCGCTGCGCGTCGATGAGTACGAGTGGCGCGAGTTCGTCGGCACCGGCGCGGTTTCCGAGGTCACGATCGAGTGGCTGATCGCTGAGTCAGAGTGGCGCAAGGCGGGAGGTAAGTAAGTGCCTCCCGTCTACGACCGGCGGCAGCTCGTCGTCGACCGCGACCCGATGCGCTCGATTTTCGGCGAGCCCGCCAAGCTGCCCAAGCTCGACGCCTCGGTGCTGTGGGCGCAGTGGCTCAAGGGCCTAAAGGACATGACGGGCCTCGACCTGTCGAGCCCCGAGGCCCTGGTGCTGTCGCTCGGCGACATTGTGGGCGGCGCCCTGGACCCCGAGCAGATCGCGGCGCTGGTCGCTCAGATCCTCGGCTACAACGGCGGCGCGGCACCGAGCATCGACGAGCTGGTCGAGTGGGTCAGCGTCAACCTGTGGGGGCCGATCGACCCCGGCCGTATCGGTGTGCTGCCGGTGTCGCAGATCGGCGAGTTTGTCGCCAGCCTGCTGCCCAACGGCATGTTTGGTGCGGCGTCGTCGATCCTCGACCCGTCGGGCAAGTGGACGTTCGACGAGGCGGTCGGCAAGCTGTCGCCGGGCTCGGCGCGCACGACGGCCAACGGCACGGTCAAGGAGCTGCTCAGCACCGACCTGATCGCCCTCACGCCGGGTCACGTGCTCGACGTGGCGGCCGTCGTCAAGTGGGCGGGCCTGGTCGCTACCGGGCTGCCGATCGAGGTCGGCCTCGTCACGTACAGCGATACCCGCGGCAAGTCGATGTTCGACCGGCCGGTGCTCGCGCGGCCGACGAGCCAGACCGGCACAAGCGACTGGCAGACCGTGCACGGGCAGTACACGGTGCCCGACAGCGGCGTGAAGTCTGCGCGGGTGCGCGTCACCGTCACGCAGGGCGCGACGGCGGGCAATGTGTGGTTCGACGAGGTGGACGCCTACAAGACCAACCTCATGCCGCTGCGCCTCGTCGAGGGCCTCTCGGCGAAGCTGGCGAGCCTGCTCGGCATCGACGTGTGGCAGTCGTTCCTCGACGCCGCCAAGGGCAGCCCCGGCGGCAAGATCGGCGACGTTATCGGGCGCATTGTGCACCTCGGCGTTGATGGCACGTTCGACGCTAGCCAGCTCGTCAACCTGCCCAACATGCCGATGCTGCCGGGCGAACGTGTCGGCGGCATTGGCGGTTTCAGCCTGTTTGAGAATATCGGGCAGCACGTCAACAACGTGGCGAACCGCTTCTTTGGCATGAACAGCGGCGGGCACTCGCTCGACGACGCGGCGGCTGCGATGGGCGCCATTTACAACCAGGTGCAGACCAGCGCGCAGACGTTGCAGGACATGATCGCCAAGCAGACCGGCGAGGCGCATAGCGGCAAGTCGTACGCGATCAAGTTCGGCGACTATCCCAACGGCGTGTTTCCGTCGGTGTTCACACTGACGTACTCGGGGCCTGGCACGGGTTACGTCAACGTCGAGGACGGCAAAGCCGTGTGGCACAAGGTCGCCGACGGTGACCGGCAGGTGCTCGGCAAGTTCAACGCGGGCGTGACGCTGACCGATTACCAGACGTTGCAGGGCACGGTCGCCAACCCGATGGATAACGGCGCCGCTAACTGGCTGTTCGGGCGGTGCAACGCCGCGAACAACACGTTTGTGTACGCCAAGGGCACCCGTAACTCGCTGCTCGACTTCCGTGCGGAGCTGGGCTGTTTCGTCAACGGCACGCAGTTCGTTTTCGCGTCGAACGTCCCGGCGAATCCCAACTTCAACCTGTCGGTGAAGCTCGGTACCAGCAAGGGCCTGCGCAACTTTCAGGTGATCAGCGGTAACGAGGTGATCATCGACTACACCGACGCGGCGGGCATTAGTCAGGTCGGTGCCGACAAGCGCGGGTGGGGCTTCATTTCGTCGACGAGCAACGGCGGCAACAACATTCCGGCACAGGCGACTGTGGTCAGTTGCGCCGACAGCGACCCGGCGGCGGCGACCGGCTCGGGCGCGAAAATGTCACGCACCAGCACGGCGACCGTCTCGCCGCAGTCGGGCAGGGCGCTCGCCCCGGCGAACTTCTATCAGTCGTTGGATCTGGCGACGCCTGACATTTTGGCGCACGTACCTAGCGGCAAGTTCACCGTGTCGCTGGCGGGATGGTATCGCGCGGAGATCGCATTTCGCGTCGACGACAACGCTTTTGGCTCGGCGTGGAACTTGGCCCCGATCCTGTATAAGAACGGCACGGTGCATCGAGTCGGCACCGACGCCTACGCCTTTTTCTTTTTCGGCGTCGGCGCTGGCGCCCGGTTCGCGCAGACAAGTTTCGCCGTCTATCTCGACGCGGGCGACTACATACAAGCCGGGTACGACGCGAGCACCAACATATCGAACGCACTCAAGGGTGAGGCGTCGGGCGTCGAAACCTATTTCAGCATTTCGCTACTCAACAGGAGCTTGGGATAGATGGCAGATCAGCAGATTGACGCGACGCCCGAGGTCGTCAAGGTCATTTCACAGCACCTCGGCGACCAGGCGACCGACGAGCAGGTCGCGGCGATCCTCGCGGCGTGGAACAACGTCAAGGGCGGCGATCCGGTCGGCACGATCCGGCGCGACCCCGAGACGGGCAAGGTCGCCCACCGGGTCGAGCACGTCGGTGTGCAGCAGTGGCGTGTCACCGGCCCCGACGGCGAGCAGTACAACGACCTGCAGCCGACGCTGCCGTGGCCGGTGCTGTTTGACCCGAGCGAGGGCTAATGGCATGGGCGCCAACGCCCCCGCCGAGCAGTCGCAACGGCGCGGGCTGGTCGACTAACCCGGCGCCCGCCAACCCGCCGCGGCGGCCCGTCGGTTGGATGGTGGCGGCGCATGAGCTGGCCGAGGCGCTGAGCATTTCGTACACCGACGCGATCCTCGCCGTGCGTGCGACCGCAGCGGCGGCCGGTGTCAGCAAGACCGACGCCGCGCTGCTCATCCGGCTGACGGCCGACGCCAAGAGCGTGAGCGCGACGAGCGCCGCGGCGAATGAGCACTATTTCGGTGCCGCGCCCGCGGCCTCGTCGAGCGCAATCGCGGCAACCGCGGTGCCGAAGCTGGTCGCCGACGCGGCCGGTGTCAGCGCAACCGCTGCGGCGGCCGTCGTCAAGGCGACAGCGGCGACCAGCTCGTCGAGCGCGACGTCGGCAACGTGGAAGTTCGCAACGCAGGCCAACCCGGTGTTCTCGCAGACATACACGACGGTGGGCACGTACACGTTCGCTATTCCGTGGTGGGCGAACTTCATCGACGTTGTGCTGCTCGGCGGCGGTGGCGGCGGGTCGTCGGGTAACGCGGCTGTCGGCGCCGGTTCCGGCGGTCAGGGCGGCAATTTCGTGTACGTCAAGCTCGTTCGCGGCGTCGACATTCCGTACGCAGCGACCACGATCACCGGCGCTGTACCCGACGGCGGCGCACCGGGGCCTGCGGGCTTCTTTCCGATCAACGGCGACCCCGGCGGCACCGCGACCGCGATTGTGAACACGCTTACGTGGCAGTTGTCGGCGACCGGCGGCGAGGGCGGCAAGTTTCTGACCGGCGTGCCCGGCGACGGCGCGAACCCAAACAGCGTCACGTTCAACGGGATTCTGTACCAGGGCGGCCTAGCGACGAGCAGTAGCAACGGCGTGGCGGGCAATGCGCCGGGCGGCGCCGGTTCCGGCGGCCGGTCTGGCTTCTTTGGCATCCCGGCTGGCGCTGGCGGCAAGGGCGCCCGCGGTCAGGTGTGGATTCGCGCCTACCAGTAGCTAACCGCCGGCTCGGCTCACTTTTACCCGCTGACCTGCGCATCGCTGCGCGGGCGGCAAACAACTGAATAGAGAGGCATCGAGGTGGCGGCCAACGCAACCGATCAATTCCTGCTCGACACGCTCGCCGCGATTATCGCGCAGGGCAACGTGCTGAGCCTGCACACTGCCAGCCCTGGCACGACCGGGGCGAGCGAGGTCACCGGCGGCACATACGGCCGCAAGACGTTCGCGTGGGGCACCCCGACGATCGTCGCGGGCGAGGCCCGCGCGACCGGCACAACGCAGCAGATGAATGTGCCTGCGGGCGTGACGGTCACGCACTACGGCGTGCGCAAGACAGATGGCACGTTCCTGTACGGCAAGGCGCTCAACCCTGGCGCGACGCTGACCGCGAACGGCGTTATCGACGTCACCCCGTCGCACAGCTACGCGGGTCCGACGTGACCGACCGCGTAATCACACAAACCGCACCGTATCCCGACGCGCTCGTCGCGCTCGTCGCGGCGCTCACGTACCGGCCGGGCTGGACGTTCACGCTCACTGACGCTGATTTCAGCGAGTGGGCGGGCCTAACGCTCGTCATCGAATCTGAGCAGCCCGACGCCCTGCAGCCCGGTGAGACGTCGACGATCGCCTACCAGTTCTCGGTCCCGGCCGAGGTGCACGACGAGCGCGGTTGGCAGGCATGGGTTTTCGACCGGATCGCCGACGCGGAGCGGCACGAACGCTGCGAGTGGTTCCGCATTGGCGACGCCCGGCCGTACTTCCCGCAGCACGTGCCCATTGCCGACGGCTATCGAGCAGAGAGGACGCAATGACAGTCACACGCGCGAACGTCGAGGCCGCGAAGGGCCTCGTTATCCCGCGGCTGGGCAACCCGTACGTGTACGGCGGCATGATCAGCGCGACGAACCTGCGGCAGGGCACCGACTGCTCGGGAATCTGGAACGACGTGCTGGCGATGGCCGTCGGCCGGTTCAAGTGGGGCCGCGAGTCTGAGGGCGCGACCACNGGTGTCGGCCCGTTCGGCACGATTCGCGTTGCGCGCCCGCAAGATATCCCGGCCGACGCGGCGGCCAAGCTCGCGTTTCACCATGAGGGCAGCGGCGGCGCCAGCTCGCACATGTGGGGCGAGATTGACGGGATGCGCGTCGAGTCGGCGGGCAGCAAGGGCCTCGTCACGGCGCCGAGCGCCTGGCCGATCGACCATCCGTACGCGAACGCATGGGCGTACCTGCCCGGCCCGATCGTCGCCGACGGCACGCCCGTGGGCGAGGTCGAGCCGCGCGACACCCTGTACGCCGACGTCAGCGAGTGGCAGGCCCCGGTAACGGACGCCTACACCAACGCCGGGTACAAGGTGCTGTGCATCCGGTCGAACGACGGCACGCACCGCGACGTCGACTGGCAGAGCAATTACGCATGGTGCAAGCGGGCCGTCGACGACGGGCGACTGAAATTCTTCATCGTCTATTTCGTGTGGCGGCCCAACTGGACCGAGGCCGTCGCCACCCTCAAAAGCCAGATCGGCGAACCGCATCCGCGCATGGCGGTGATGGTCGACGTCGAAAGCTGGGGCGGGCAGATCACTGGCGATCAGTCCGACGGGATCAACGCGGCGTTTGAGTCGATCGCATCGTGGCTCGGCGATCGGCGCCGGGTGATCGGCTACGGCAACGCGGGCGACCTCGACCGGCTGTGGCCGCGCAAGCCTGCGGGCGTGCGCCTGGTCGTCGCCGGGTACGGCCGTCTCCCAACGTATCCCGGCATGATCGCCCACCAATACACCGACGGCACCGGGTGGGGCCGCAAGACCGGGTTGCCCGACGGCGCCCCGCCATTCGGCAACTGCGACATGAACGCAGCCAACGGGCTGACCGCGACACAGTTCGCGGCGGCCCTCGGAATCGACACAACGGAGGATGATCTTTTGTCTGCGCTATCTCCCGACGAGCAGCGCGAGGTGCTGTTCCTGCTGCGCATCCTGGCCGATAAGCGGTTCGTCTCCCGCAGCCCGCTGCGGTTCCTCGGCGAGAAGGAAACCGAGACGGTCGCCGGGTTCGGGCTCAACACCGACGGCCTCAATCACGTGCAGTTCGTCATCGACATGGTGAAGATCGGCGACCCGTGGCACATCAACCACCTGCGCACCCTGGCCGCCGCGATCGGCGACGCTCGGTACCCCGACCGGCAAGAGGATTGCAAGCTGGCGAAGCGCATCCTCGACGAGCTGGTCGACAAGCGCCCGACGACGCCCTCGACCCCGACGCCCCCGGCACCTAAGCCCCCGGCGCAGCCGGTCAAGGTGTCGTGCGCATCCGGCGGCGGCGGTTGCGTTCTGGTCGCCAACGGCGGCGACGGCACGTGCGCCCTGGCTGGCAGCGAGTGCGTGCTGCGCAAGGGGGCGCAGGCATGAGCAAGCCAATGCTGCTGACAGCGCAGGGCACTGGCGTCGACATGTGGACCGGCTACCCGGCCGATATCGCGCGGCGCATGGAAGATCTGTACTTCTTCCAGCCGATCGGCAAGTACCCGGCGAAGGTGTGGCCGATGGGTCCGTCGGTCAAGATCGGCGTCGACGAGGGCGTCGACCTGGTGCTGCAGGCCGAGGCGCGGCCCGCACGGGAGGTGCCCGACGGGTACGCCCTGTGCGGGTATTCGCAAGGCGCCTGGCTGATTTCGGATCTGCTCGACGAGTTCCGCACGGGCCGACTCAAGCACGTGGGGCACAAGCTGATGGCCGGTGCGGCGATCGGTAACCCGCGGCGCGAGCTGGACGCCAACGGGGGCCGCGGGATCTCCGACCGGCTGATCGTCGACACGCCCGATTTCTGGGCTGAGGAATGGGAGCCTGGCGACATTTACGCCAACGTGCCCAACAACGACGTCGGCGAGGACATGACAGCGATTTTCAAGCTGGTGCGGCTGAACGGGCTCAGCGATGTGATCGACCTCAACAGCCTGTTGGGCCTCGGCGGCGCTGTCGGCGGCATGTTCGGCGGGCCGCTGGGCGACCTGATCGGCGGCCTCAACGGCATGATCCGCGGCGGGCACGACGAGCACCAGGCGAACAACATCACCGAGCAGCTCATGGAAATGCTGCGCAGCCCGCTGCGCGAGTTCCCGGCCGCGGTTATGGCGATCGTCAAGGGCCTGGTGTTCATTGGCCGCAAGCCTGCGACGGCCCCGCACATCGAGTACCACATTCGGGAGCGGTCGCCGGGCGTCACCTACTACGAGCACGCCGTCGCCCACATGCGGCGCATGGCCGCGTAAGGGGAGGCCGAAATGAGCCAACCCGCTGAGAAGATCGTCGCCGTGTTGGGCAAGGTGTGGGCGACGGTGCGAGTGTTCGCGGCCGATCGGCTGGGCATTCGCACGTGGGAGGATCTGCGGCTGCAGGTTCACGTGCTGTCGCCCTACGCCGTAACCGCGATGGTGACCTGGAATATCGCCGACGCCGATCACGCAAAGCTGATCGTCGGCCTGGTGCTCGCCGTCGCCAGCCCCGCGCTCGCATGGTTCAACACCCGCGACGGTTTCCGGCGTTGGGTGTATGGGCTGCTGCCCGCGGCGCAGGCGTTCATCGTCGGGTTTGGCTGGGCCGAGGATTCGACCCTTACGCCGATCATGGCGGCGATCGTCGCGCTGCTCGGCGGCGCGCTGGCGGCGACGAACACCCGCAGCTCGACAGATCCCAACGGCAAGGACGAGGCCCCCGCCGACGGCAAGCACCGAAGGGCCGTGGCGTGAGCGCGGCGGCCTCGACACTGCCGAGCGACTGGTACGGGCTCGCCGGGCTGGCGCTGGTGAACGGCGTTGGCCTGGCGGCCCTTTGGCTCAAGGCCCGAGGCACGCATACCAAGGTCGACACGGTGCGCGAGCACGTAGCCAACTCGCACACGACGAACCTGCGCGACGATATCGACGGCCTGCGCGACGCGATCGGCGGCGTGCGCGACCACCTGGTCGACATGACCCGCGATATCGGCGGCGTGCGTCAGGACGTCGGGCAGTTGCGCGGCGAGGTGCGCGACGACAGGACGCACGCGACCGGCCGCTTGAACACGGTCGAGCGCAAGATCGACGAGCTGGCGAGGCGGGTCGCGTGACGCTGGCCGACCGGCTCGGCGATCCGCAGGCGTCGCTGTCGCCGTCGGGTGAGTGCGCCGTGTGCCGCTGGCTCGACCAGGCCGCAGAGAGTGACCGCGCAGCGTTCGACAACTGGCTCGCCGGGGGCGGGTCGCTGTCGGCGCTGTGGCGGGCCTGCGCGGCAGATCCCGATAACCCGTTGACGATCAAGCGCCCGAGGTTCTCGGAGCTGATCAACGACCATCACCGAGGGGGCGCGCGTGTCGCTGTCTGATCGACTGGAAACACCCGCAGCACCCGACGTGCCGTACCGGCCTACCGTCGAGTTCGACAACCGCGGCGCGACGATCGAGACGGGCGCCGTCGAGCAGGCGCCGGGTCAACCTCCCGAGTACGCCGAGATTCTGCGCAGCGTCGGTAAAGACCCCGACCGCTGGCGCATCGTCGAGGTGCTGCGCGAGTCGCACTGGCAGACGTACGACGAGCGGTGGCTCGCCGCGTACCGGCTGCGGTGCGAGCCGATCGAGACGGCCGAGCAGAGCACCGGCCTTGAGGCGTTGATCGCCGAGGCCCGCAAGGTGCCGACGATCGAGGCCGCCGCGACCGGCACGCCGTACTGGTACGTGTTTCAGGCGTCCGACCTGCAGCTCGGCAAAAGGTCACGTGACGGTTCAACCGAGCAGATCGTCGAGCGGTTCGTGCAGTCGCTCGCCGCGGCCCGGCGTCAGTTCAACGAGCTGGCGGCGCTCGGCATTGGCGGCGTGCAGATCTCGATGCCCGGCGACTGTTTGGAGGGCGTCGTATCGCAGGGCGGCCGTAACTCATGGCTGACGCAGGAGACGATCACCGAGCAGTACCGGCTGCTGCGGCGGCTGATGCTTGAGGCCGTCGACACGTTCCGCGCGGCGCCCGAGGTCAAGCTCGACGTCGTGGGCGGCAATCACGACGACGCCAACCGGCAGTGGAACAGCAAGCCCGGCGACAATTGGGCGACCGAGGCGGCCATCGCGGTGCGCGACGCCCTGGCGCTCAACGACCAGGCGTACGGACACGTCGAGGTGCGCGTGCCTGAATCGTGGTCGGGCAGCATGACGGTGCCGGTCGGCGATTCGGTCGTCACGGTTGTGCATGGGCACCAGTGGCGCAAGGGCGCCGCGCTGCGGTGGCTGGCCGACCAGGCGGTGCACAACCAACCGGCCGGTGCCACGCAAGTGCTGCAGCATGGGCACTGGCATGTCGGCAACGTCGAGATGCACGCCAGCAAGACGATCGTCTGCTCGCCGACGTTCGACTGCGGCAGTGATTGGTTCCGCGAGAAGCAAGGCGGCGAGTCTCGCCGCGGCGCGTTCACCTACTTGCTGCGAGGCGGCGAGGTGTCCCGGCTGAGCGTGCTCTGATGCGCTGCAGCGACAAGGCGTGGCTCGCGCTCGGCGTCGGCGTCGCCGTGTACGAGGTGTCGTGCCCGCACGGCGAGCTGCTGAGCGAGGGCGTCGACCGCTACCTCGCCCGGCGCAAGTGGACGACGCGCGTCGTCGTCGTCGGCCTGGCCGCGCACCTGCTCAACCTGATACCGCACCAGGTCGACCCGCTCACGCAGTTGAGCCGCTTCAAACGCAGGCCGTAGCTAACGCCGGCGAGCAGCTCGAGCACCCCGCGTGACCTGCACCGATTCGGATTATCGCCGGTTTCCGGCAAACTTGACTAGGCCCCTCGTCGATTCGTCGGCGGGGGGCCTATTCTCGTCTCTGTTGACGGCACAACAGGCGACCCGTATTGTTGACACCGCAACACCCCGAGATTGGATAGGAGCCAATGAAAATGACTGCACCGACCATGACAGTGCGACAACTGTCCGAGCAGGAGGCCGCGCAGATGGCGCGAGGATTACAGGTCAATGTCGGCGGCCGTCGCCGCACGATTCCAGCAATGAACGTCGCCCGGTATCAGAACACGGTCGACGCGATCGAGGCCGCGATGCCCGGCGAGGGCCGCGAGCATGAGCGCCGCGCAGCGATCGACGCCGCCGCGCTGTACCTGGTCGAGGATCTGGACGCCGAGCGCGCCGGTGACGACCTGCACGCGGCACGCGAGGCGTACGAGGCCGCTGCTGCGGCGGCCCGTGTGTTCACGCTGCTGGCGATCGAGGACGGCGCCAGCGAGGCCGGGCTCGCCCGCGACCTCGGCGTCGACCGGCTGACTGTGCGCAAGTGGCGCGGCAAGCAAGACCGGCGATGACCGCGGCGCCGGTCGGGTCCGAGGTGTGGATTCTCGATATGTCCATCACCGGCCCCGGAAAAGATGACTGGTGGGCCTGGCGCTCGACGCACGCCACCAAGCAGGGCGCTGAGGCGACGCTGCTCGACCGATTGCACGACCAGGGTGTCGACATGGCCGAGGACGTCGACGAGATTGCCAGCCACGAATACGAGGACGGCAGCATTGCATCCGATTTCGTGAACTACGGCGAGCAGGTGCGCAAGGTCGGTTACCGCGTAGCGCGCGACGAGGTGGCACCGTGAGCGCCCTGCAGCGTAAGCCCGAGGTGCTGCCGCGGTTCGCGTTCACCGGCGAGGCGATCCTGCGGGAGGCGCGTGCGGCGGCCCGCGCCGAGCGCCGTCGCCTCGACGAGGCCCGCACGCCGGGCACGCCTGAGTACAACCTGCGAGTGCACGGCTGCGAGTGCGGCCGGAATATCTGCGACCACTAGCTCGACCCGAGGCGCCCCTCGTCGATTCGTCGGCGGGGGGCGTTTTGTGTTGACAGCTCAACAGATTGCGACTAGTGTTGAGGTATCAACAGCACGACGGGATAGGAGCCCAAAATGACCGAGAGCCACTACACCAACGAGTACGCCAAGATCCGCGACATGGCCCGCACGCCTGCCGATATCGACGGCGAGCTTGCCAAGCTGATGACCGAGGCCGCCGAGCTTGAGCACCGGCTCGCCAACGTGCGCAAGCGCAAGGCGCAGCTCAACGAGGTGTTCGCCGACCGCGGCGGTTGGGAGCGCGCCTACCTGGTGAACAACGTCGGCGGGCACGTGCACCGCGAAATGCGCTGCTCGACCTGCTTCATTACCACCGAGTTTCAGTGGCTCACTGACGAATCCGGCAAGGATGAGGCCGCGATCGTCGAGGCCGCGGGCGAGCTGGCGTGCACGGTCTGCTACCCGTCGGCGCCGGTCGAGGTGCTGAGCAAGCCCGGCACGATCCGTCGGCCCGACCAGATCGAGCGCGAGGCCCGCCGCGCCGAGCGTGCCGTCAAGGCCGCCGAGAAGGCCGCCGCTGCGGTCGTCGACGCGACCACCGGCCGCGAACTGTTCAAGACCGAGCGGGCCGCCAAGAACGCCGTGCTGGCCGCCGCGAGCGACGCGCTGCTGTACGAAATGAGCCACCCGAGCATGACCCGCTGGCGGGCCGACGCCGTGGCCGCGATCGAGGGCCTGGTCGCCAAGGGCGTGGTCGAGCGCGAGGCGTTCGTCGCCGAGGTCGCCCTCAAGGCCGCCAAGAAGCGGGTCAAGGAGCTGAGGGGCTGGCGCGACGACTTCATCGTCAAGCAGATGATCGCCCGCGGCGTCGAGGTCAAGGTGCCCGCGTATGAGGGCAAGACGGCCGCCGAGCTGGCGCCGCTGATCGTCGAGTGGCTCGCCTGAGCCACCAGGCGCCCGGCGGGGGAATTTGACGCCCCCGTCGGGCGCTTCGTACCGTGACCAGATCGAACAGGATAGGAGCCTGACCGATGGCAACAACCCGAATGACCCGCGGCGAGCTGATCGCCGCAGCCCGCGCTGAGCGGCTGCGCCTTGAGCAGGACAACCTCGCCAACCGGCGGGAGATTGCTCGGCTGCAGCGGGCAATCGACGCCAACGACGAGCGCCTGCGGGCGATCGACGAGACGCTCGGACACCTGGCCTAGCGCCCCGCAAGCGACGCGCCCCTCGGTACAGCCCAAAGCGCCGGGGGGCGTTGTCATGTCGGCGTGGCAGTGTTGACAACTCAACAGGCGCCCCCGTAAGCTGTTGACAGTTCAACAGCACGGGATAGGAGCCCCAAATGCGCGAGCACTTTTACCTCGGGACACATGAGCCGTCGTGGCTGCGCACCGCTGGCGTGCCGCTGTTCGTGTCGCACCGGCGCCTGATGCGCCTCAAGGGCGAGCTGCCGGTCGCCGCTGAAAAGTGGGCGCTCGATTCGGGCGGTTTCTCCGAGCTGAGCATGTACGGCGAGTGGCGCACCACGCCCGCCGAGTACGTCGCCGCGGTGGCCCGCTACGACCGCGAGATCGGCAAGCTGGAATGGGCTGCGCCGCAGGATTGGATGTGCGAGCCCGACATGATCGCCAAGACCGGCCTGTCGGTCGTCGAGCACCAGCGCCGCACCGTTGCGAACTACGTCGAGCTGTGCGCGCTGTGGGCCGAGGTGAGCGACGCTGAGTGCCCGTTCATGCCGGTGCTGCAGGGGTACGAGGTCGAGGATTACCTGCGCTGCTGGGACATGTACGAGGCCGCCGGTGTCGACCTGTCGGCCGTGCCGCTGGTCGGTGTCGGCAGCGTGTGCCGTCGCCAGCACACCGACGAGATTCGCCGCGTGTTTGAGGCGATCCTCGCCCGCGACCCCGAGCTGCCGGTGCACGGGTTCGGCGTCAAGTCGCTGGGCCTCAAGGTGTACGGCGATCTGCTGACGACGGCCGACTCGATGGGCTGGTCGTACAACGCCCGGCGCAACGCCGACAACGCCGCCATGTCGCTGGGCTGCGATCACAAGCACTGCGGCAACTGCCTCAAGTGGGCGCTGCGGTGGCGCGAGCGGTTCGTCAAGGCGGCCCCGGCCGTCGGCCCGGTCGACACGGTTCTGACCCGCTGGGCCGACGCCTGGCTCGGCGACGACCAGGCCGACGACGACGGCCCGCTGACGCTGTTCGACGTCGCCTAGCCAGCTCGCCTGAGCGCCCTCGCCGATCGGCGGGGGCGTTCTGCTATTCGGCCGTCGTGGGGCACAGCTCGCTCTGCGCCAGATAGGCGATCTGGTTCGCCTGGTCGAGGGTCGAGTTATCGCGGTGCAGCATGTGCCAACTGCGGGCCGTCAGCTCGCGCGGTACGCCGCTGCGCATATCGGCGCACATTCCGTACCCGACCGCGAGCGCGTCGGCGCGCACGTCGGCGTCGCTGGGCAGCTTCCAGAGTTCGGCGAGCTGGCTGTAGAAACTGTCGTCGCTGGCGTGTGCTGCGGGCGCGGCGATGAGTGCCGCGGCGGCGGCGCCGACGGCGAGTGCGAGTGCGGTTTTCACAAGATCAATTCTATGGGCGCAGCGGCGTGTCAGCGGCCTATTTCGTCGGCCGGAAGCGAGGCGGCGAAGCGCCGAAGCTCGTCGAGCGGAAAGAGCACGCGGCGGCCACAACGCCGGGCGACGATCTGCCCTTTGGCGCGCAGTCGGTCGACCTCTTTCTCGCAGATGCGCAGCACCTCGGCGGCCTCGGCGCGGGTCAGAAACAGGGGCTCAGTCTGCACGACTAGGCGGGCGGGCTTGTCTGCTAGATATGCCATGCCGGGCACGGTAGCGTGCTGCTCATGCGTCGTTTTCCCGGCACCTTTGCAGGCGCGGTTTGCTGCGCCAGCAAACGACACGCCGCGCGTGGACTGATGTGGACCGCGTCCACACGCCCCGCGTTGACCTGCGGAAACTCGCGTATTTTCGCGTCGTCTCGCGGGCCGATTTAGAGCGTTCGCGCAGGTCAGAGCTTCAAGGGGACCGCGGTTCGATTCCCGGCAGCTCCACCAAGAAAGGCCCTGGTCAGAGCAGGTTTTCTGACCGGGGCCTTTTTTGACGTCCACGCCCCCGTCCACATTTCGCTAGTATCACCGGCTATGGCATCCATTCGCACCCGCTCCCGCAAAGACGGCAGCAAGTACACGCAGGTTCGGTACCGGCTCAACGGCGAGGAAACCTCGACCTCGTTCGACGACGCCGGGCAGGCCGTCGAGTTCAAGCGCATGTGCGACCAGCTCGGCCCCGCCAAGGCCCTTGAGGTGATCGAGACGACCGACGCCGCGGGTCAGCACTACACGCTCAGCGAGTGGCTCGACCACTACCTCAAGCACAAGACCGGCGTCGAGCGGTCGACGCTGTACGACTATCAGAAGGTCGTCGATAAGGACATTCGGCCGGTGCTCGGCGCGATCCCGCTCGCCGCGCTGACGGCCGAGGACGTCGCCAAGTGGGTGCAGGGCCTCGCCGACAAGGGCCTCGCCGGTAAGACGATCAGCAATAAGCACGGGTTCCTGTCGTCGGCGCTGAACGTCGCCGTGAGCCGCGGGCATATCGCCGCCAACCCCGCCACCGCGGGCGCCGGGCTCGTCGAGGTGCCGCGCACCGAGCGGGCCGAAATGGTGTTTCTGACGGCCGAGCAGTACGCCAAGCTGCACGACAACATGCACCTGCGGTATCAGCCCCTCGTCGAGTTCCTGGTCGCCAGCGGCGCCCGGTGGGGCGAGGTCACCGCGCTGCGCCCGAGCGACGTCAACCGCGCCGACGGCACGGTGCGCATATCGCGTGCATGGAAGCGCACATATGCGCGCGGCGGGTACGCATTGGGTGCACCGAAAACCGAGCGGTCGCGCAGGACGATCAACGTCGACCCGAGCGTGCTCGATCGGCTCGACTACTCGCGTGAGTGGCTGTTCACCAATGTGCGCGGCGGCCCGGTGCGCGGGCACAACTTCCATGAGAACCATTGGCAGCCTGCGATCAAGCGCGCGGGCCTGGACGTCAAGCCGCGCGTGCACGATTTGAGGCATACCTGCGCGAGCTGGCTGATTGCCGCCGGTGTCCCGTTGCCTGCGATTCAGCAGCACCTCGGGCATGAGTCGATCAAGGTCACGATCGGCGTTTACGGGCACCTCGACCGATCGCACGGGAAGGTCGTCGCGGCGGCCATCGCCGCGCAGCTCGATCCCGGCCGAGCCTGACCCTGCACAGAACAGAGCCCCCGAGGTCACGCCGCCTCGGGGGCTCTGCTATTTGCTGACCCGCGGCCCGAACGCAGGTCAACGGCTCTTTTGGGCGTTTTGCCGGCGTTAGCTGTAGGCGCTTCCCTGTAGCGGCCTCGGCCCGTCGTCGTCGTCGCGGTTCGCGTGGGCCTGGTCGAGCGCCTGGTCGATGATGTTCTCGGCGCTGCGCACGATGCGCCGCCGGTGCGCTTCTAGCGTGTCAGCGCGGCGCTCGCGCCGTTTGGTGCGCGTGTACTTGAGCAGCATCTTGGCGGTGCGCATCTGCCGGTACCACGACCGTGCGCAGATATACGCGGTCACTGCGCCGATTCCGATTTGGCCTATCCAACTGAGGTCGTCCCACCGGGTGCCGGTGGGCATAAAGCTGTTGATCGTGCCCGCGATGCACGCGAACACTCCGCAGTACAGGGCGACCTGCCACTCACGCGCGATGTGACGCTGCTCGGGATCATCGGCGATGATCTGCAGCGACCAGGCCGCGAGCAGCATGTGAGCGCCGCACGTTGCGTACACGGTGCACCAGAGCACGCACAGCGGCAGGTCGGGCTCGACGTCGAGCAGAAGCAGCCCGTCGTATTCACGGACCAGATCGCTGCACCAGTAGCAGGCAGCCAAGAATGTGGGCACCAGCGTGATGACAGGCCACAACACGCGCCCGACGAGACGCTGCGCCTCGGCGTCGTCGCGGGCAACGCGCTGAAACATGTTGGCGGCGATCACGGCCGTGGCGATCACGTAGAGAATCGCGCCGAGCAGATCCTCAAAGTGGTACCGGCCGGTGAGCCGATGCAGTGGCGGCCCGAGCAGAAACGAGGCGAGCGGGCCGCAGAGCCAAAGCCCGGCGCACTGCAGCGCGAGCTGAATCGTGATCCCGCTTTCCCACGGGACGCCGAAAGTGCGGCGGCGGTAGACGACGACAGAGACCATGAACAGAACCGTGATCGTGCGGGCGACCACAAGAGCAACGTCGAGCATTGAGCAACCTATCGGGGCGTGAAATGGGCTGAGTCAGGGCACGTTTAGGCGAGGCCCGTCGGGTATCGGGCCTGGCGGTCGCTGTTCGTCACATGAGCGGCGGCACGTCCGTTCTCGCGCGGCGTGCCCCCCGGCGCCCCCGGTTAGTTGGTGGTGTCGACGTCACCGTCGGGGCCAACGCTTGCACCCCCTCGCCAAAGCTCGACGCGGGAGGGTTTACGGGCACCAGCCTGTCGGCGTAGTCGAGCACGGCCTCGTTCTGCACCAGGCCGAAATGCGCCAGTATCTCGACCGGATTCAGGTCGAGGTTGAGCGCGGCCGTGACGAGGTTGTCGGGGCGTATGAGTGTGCCGTCGTCGCGCTGCGCGTAGTAGCGCGTTTTCGACATCTGCAGCGCCTCAAGCACTTCTCTGAGTTTCAGTGGGCGCTCAAGGCGTCCCACTAGATATGCGACAAGCCGATCGGCGTCGTCGCGTGTTGCGGCAGACATAGGTTCGTGACTCCTGTCGTCTGTCTACGTCGGTGTGTAAAGCACGGCGCTCGATCGTCCGGTGACCGGCGCCGGTGTTCCCTTCATTAGGCAACCTAGTACACATTTCGGACCTATACAAGTGCTCTACCAGCACTGACGGGTCCGTCAGGACGACACGCGGGCATAAATTGACCCCGACGGTTCCGGAAACGGACCCGTTGGGCTACAGTTCCCACCCGTGCAGAACTTCAAACACGAACTGCGCTGGCGGTCACAACAGCTCGCAAACCTGTTCATTACCAACGGGATTCGCGGGCGTTATGGCTTGGCAAAGCGCCTCAATGTTCCGAAATCCACCGTTCACCGTGCATTCGGTCCCGACTGGTCGGGCGTGGCAACGCACAACATGGTTGCCGCCATTGCCGCCGAGTTCGGCGTGCCCGTCGGTTACCTCGTCGAGGTCGTCGAGCGGCAGGCCGCCGCATGAGCACCGCAACCGACGAACTGCTGACGTTCCCAATCGCCGACGTCGCTCAGCGCATCCCCTGTTCTGAGCGGTGGCTGACCGAGCAGGTGCGCGCGGGTCGCATCCCCGGCCGCAAGGTCGGGCGGCACTGGCGCATGACGCAGGCCGATATCGACGCCGCGCTCGACTCGTTCCGCGTCAGCCCCGAGTCGGGTCGCAAGTCCGTAGCGCCCCCGGCTGATCGGCCACTCGCCCTCACCCCCACATCACGCCGTCGCGTTAGGAGCCGCACAGCATGAGCCTTGCACGTCACATGGCAACAGAGGCGCGGCTGCGCACCGAGCTGAACGAGGCTCTGCGCGAGCGCGATTCGGCCCGCAACGAGCGCGACGCCGCGCGCCTGGTGATCGCCGACCAGGGCGACGCTCTGCGCCGGGCCGCCGAGCAGATCGGTTACCTCGACGGCGAGCGCGACCAGCTCGACGCCGCGTACCGGGCGACGCTGGCCGACCTCGCCGAGGCGCATCGGCAGCTTGCCGAGGTCGAGCCGATCGCCGTTGCACCGGCCCGCGCGCTGCACGACGAGCCCGATATCGAGCGGTACGGGTGACCCCCGAAACGACGCAAGCCCCGCACGCGGCGGGGCCTGGCCGACACAACCAGAGGATAGGAGCCACTTGTTATGCCGTGCAGAATCTTAGCTCACCACGGGCTCATTCGGCCGGACGACCCGACGATCGCGCAGCAGGTAGTGACGCTGGTCGGCGACCAGATCGACGAGGCGCTCAACGACCCCGAGGCGGGTCTGCCGGTGGCGCTGTACGGGCTGGCGCTGGAAACCGCGCTGACCGTCGAGCACCTGGTCGAGCTGTTCGTCGCCCGGCCGATCGTTGGTCTGATCGCGCGGGCGGTGGCCCGTTGATGAGCAGCAAGCCCGCGCCGTACTGCGCGTCGTGCAATCGCCTGCACCTGCCCGAGCACTGCCGCCGCGGCGGCGAGTGCGCGCTGAACCTGTTCGCGTGGTTCTCGCTGCTGCTGGCCTCGGTTCTGATCGGCCTCGCCCTCGGCGCGCTGTCTGTGGGTGTCTGGTGACGGCCGAGCCGCGGGTACGCGCGGCCGACTGCATCGACTGCCAGCGCGACGACGCTACGTGCCCCGGTCACCCCCGAAAGCTGGTGAGCGAGTGAGTCGTAAGGCAGAGATCGCCGAGCGCCGGGCGCGCAAGCGCGACGAGCGCAGCCGTATAGCGGCGAACACGGGCGTGCTCGACATGTTCCGGCCGCAGGTCGGCAAGACCGCGACGACCGACGAGGTGTGCCGGTTGCTGCGGATTGATCACCGCGACGTGCTGCGCAACATTCTCAACCGTCACGGTGACGAATTGGCCGCTGACGGTTGGGATAAGCGCGCGGGCACGTTCACCCGCCGGGCGATCATTCGCGTTGCGCTGCTGCTGCGGCCGTCGACGTCGCCGCGTGCGGCGCGTATTGCCAAGGCCGCCAAGGCAGGCAGCAAGGTGATCAGTTTCGACCACGCCCCGCGGTCGCAGCAGTGCACGGCAATCCTCGATCGGGCGTGCGGGCTCGTCGAGCAGATCCGCGACGACGACCCCGGCGAGGTGTGGGCGGCGCTGAACAAGCTCGACCGGCACGCGGTGCAGGGCCTCGCCGTCGCCCTGGCCGCAATGGTGCCGATCGACTCGCCGGGCGTCACGCGGTGGCTGCGCTCGCTCGGCGCGGGCGGCGGCGGTGTCGAGGGGCTGCAGCGGTTGGTGCCCACCCGCGAGACGAGCGACGGGCTGCCGCTGTCCGTGCTCGATCAGATCGAGGCCGACGACGAGGCCGACCAGACCAACAACCCCGAAAGCGAGAACGAATGAACGCCCTTACCCTGCCCGAGGCTTGGGAGGCCGCCGCGCTGTGCACGCAGGTCGATCCTGAGTTGTTCTTTCCCGGCAAGGGCGACAGCGCCAAGCCCGCTAAGCAGATCTGTGCGCGGTGCCCCGTCGTCGACGAGTGCCGCGAGCGCGCGATGAGCTTCGACGGCGAGGTGTGGGGGATCTGGGGCGGCACAACCGCGTACGACCGCAGGCTCGCCAAGCGTGCCGCCAAGAAGGCTGACGAGGTGGCCGCGTGACCGATCGGCCGCTGTGCGAGGTGTGCGGGCGCTACGAGGCCCGCGTGTTCGACCCGAGCGGCGCCATGTGGTGCCGGGTCTGCGATCTGATGGGGCTCGGCGAGCTGGCGGTGCGCGAGCGCGAGGCCGACAGCAACCCCGCCGGCATGGCGCCTACCAGCGCAAACGGCGAAGCCAGCAACGTGCCTGAGTGGATTCAGCGGATGCAGGCCGACGACGACCAGGCCGCCGAGGTCGACATGGTGAATCAGCCGAGCCACTACAACCAAGGGCCGCCATGCAAGGGCTGCGGTCGCCCGATCGAGTGCCTGGACATAACCGAGCACATGAATTTCTGCCTCGGCAACACCGTCAAGTACGTGTGGCGCTGCGACCTCAAGCACGACGCGATCGAGGATCTGCGCAAGGCGCGCGTGTACCTCGACCGCGAAATCGCCCGGCGCGAGGCACAACTCGTCGCCGAGTGGAAAAACCGCAACACCCAACAGGATAAGGAGCGCAACGCATGAACCGTACTCTCAAGGGCCTGGCCGCCGCGGTGGCCGTCGCCGCGACGCTGACCGTGCCGGGCTGCGCGAGCAGCAATCAGCAGTGGCACAACGGCTGCACGGTCAAGGCGAAAGACACGCTGTACAGCAGCAGCGATGGGAACACCTCGCGCACAAAGCGGCTCACGACGTCGTGCGGCTCGTTTGACGTCGAGGATGCCGTCGAGGTCGGGCATTTCACGTCGTGGGATCTGTGGCAGCAGCTTGAGGTCGGCAAGACCTACGACCTGTTCACCGGCGGCAAGCGGATCGGCTGGCTGTCCATGTTCCCGACCGTGCTCGACGTTCGGCCCGCCAAGTGACCGACCAGGCCGTCGCCGAGAGCGACAGCAAGCGCCCGTGGTGGACCGATAACGAGGTCGTTCAATTCTGGGTTGAGCAGCGCATGTTTGACGCAACGCGCACCTACCTTGAGGGCCTCGCTGTCGCTGTCGAGCACCAGATCGCCTACGCGGCCGAAGATCCCGCGGCGGCCGCCAAGGCGGCGCTGCAGGGCCTCGACGAGGCGGTCGCTATGGGCTCGACGACGGTCGGCGACAGCATCGACCAGGCGATCGCCTGGCTGCGCGAGCAGGATCACGAAAGGGCAAGCAATGGCTGATATCTCAGCGGTCAAGGGGCACGTCGACCTGCTGGCGCACGCGCGCAGCGAAAAGGCGAAGTGGGCCGAGATTGAGAAGGCCGCCAAGGCGGCGATCGAGGAAGCCCTCGGCGCCGACGACGAGGGCGAGGTCGACGGGCAGGTCGTCGTGCGACGCACGCAGATCAAGACGAACCGACTCGACACGAAGCTCGTCAAATCGCTGTACCCCGACGTCGCCGCTGAGTGCATGAGTGCCTCGGCGTCGACGCGGGTCGAGCTGGTCGACACCGACAAGGGATAGGAGCCCAAAAGCATGGCACGGCAATTGATTGTGGTCGACGTCGAAACGACGGGACTGCACGACGATGCGGCGATCTTGGAGGTTGCCGCTATCAACGTCGACACCGGCGAGTCGCTGTGGTTCGTCCCGCACGTGACGGTCGAGCAGATGGACGCGGCGCAAGAGGTGGCGCTGCAGGTGAACCGCTACTTTGAGCGCAACCTGTGGCGCGAAATGCTGACCGAGCAGCAGAGCGCGGTCGCCTGGGCAGAGCTGCAGGACTGGCTGCGCGGCAACACGTTCGCGGGCAGTAATCCGACGTTCGACTCGACGCTGATCGCCCGCCAGCTCGCCGGGGGCGTGTTCCCGCAGCCTGTCGGCAAGGTGTGGCATCACCGGCTCGCTGATCTGGCGGCCTACGCCGCGGGCAAGCTCGACGTCGACCCGACGGCGCTGCAGGGCCTCGACGACGTGGCCGAGCGCCTGGGCGTGCCGATCGTCGACCGGCACAGCGCGATGGCCGACGCCGCGGCGACGGCGTTCTGCTTCGACCTGCTGCGCAACACCAAGGCGGCGGCCCTGTGAGCAATCGCAATTACGTGAAGGTCGGGCAGGTCGAGGTCGAGCGGCTGGCACCGAAGGGCAGCCGCGGGCTCGACACAACGGAGGTCGTCAACGTCGGCGTTCGCACCGACACCGGCGAGCTGCTGGTGTCGTTTGAGCGCAACGACCGTAGCCACATGCTGCCGCCGCTGCCGAGCGACAAGGCCGACCAGCTCGCCGAAATGCTCACGCGGGGCGCCAGCTTGGCCGGGGGCCTGCGCGAGGCTTACGAGACGTATCAGGCGGCGCTACGGCAGGCCGAGGACGCTCTCACGGCAGCTATGGCGGTGCACCAGCGATGAGCGCCAACGCAGGGTTTTTCGGACTGACCGACGACGCCCCCGAGCGTGACCGGCCGCCGACGCCTACCGCAGAGTTCAACGCGGGCCTGCTCGGCGACCTCAAGGGCGTGTTCAAGCGCGGGTGGGCGACGCACGCCCGTTCGGCGCAGCGTGCCCTCGGGCCGTCCGAGGTTGGGCACCCGTGCACCCGGCGGCTGGCAACGGCGACAATGGATTACCCGCGGATCAATCCCGAGTCTGACCCGCTGCCCGCATGGCTCGGCACGGCCGGTCACGCCAAGTTTGAGGATGCGGTCGTGCTCGATAACGAGCGCATCATCGACGAGTGGCTCAAGGACCGTGAGCAGCGGTGCACCGTGCTGCGCGGCGTCACCGGCGCCGATCCTGAGCACCCCGTCGACGACCCGCTGTACGTCGGCCGGTGGTTCTCTGAGCGTCGCGTGCAGGTCAGCGGCGGCCTGGCCGGGACGTGCGACCTGTACGACACGTGGACCGGCACCGTCATCGACCTGAAATTTCCTGGTGCGACGGCGTTCTCGACGTACAAGAAGCAAGGCCCCTCACCCGAGTACAAGGTGCAGGCGCACTGCTACGGCCGCGGGTACGTCAACGAGGGGTTCGACGTCAAGCGGGTGGCTATTTGGTTCATCCCGCGCGGCGGCACGCTGTCGAGTTCGTTCGTCTGGTCTGAGCCGTACGATCCGGCCGTCGTCGACCAGACCGTCGAGCGGCTGCAGAACATTGCGCTGGCGCTCAACGATCTGGATATCGACAACCACCCCGAGCGGCTGGCGCTGATCACCAAGACGCCGCACAACTGCATGTTCTGCCCGTACTACTCGCCCAAGGTCGACCCCGAGCGGCCGTGGGCGTGCGACGGCGGCGCATCGTGAGGCCCCCGGCGCCGTGGCGCATTCGGCGCCTCGTCGAGGGCAAGGTCGTCGTCGGGTGGGTTGTCGAGCAGCTTCATATCGCCACGTTTCGCCCGGCGGGCGTCGAGGGCGAGTACGTGGTCGTCGACTACTTCCCGAGCGGCGACGCCGCGATCGAGGCGTTTGCCGGTTACGGCAGTTTGAGGGTTTGACGTGCGGCAACGAGATTTTGCCGGCGTTAGCTCGCGCGTGTTCGGCGATCCGTCGCGGTGGCTCATCACCTACCGCGGCGGTCGCTGGCGCGTGCAGCCCCCGGTCGGCACGTTCTGGGGCCGCAGCAGCACGCATGACACCGGCGAGCAGGCCCTCGCCGCATTCCGAGCACAGACAGCACACATGAAGGGGATAGGAGCCCGACCACATGAGCAATCCGTTAGTGCAGGGCGCCGACCTGGCGCTCAAGCTGGGGGCGATCGGCGCCCCGCCATCACAGGCCGAGGTAACGCGGGCGTTGTGGCAGCAGCAGCTCGACGTCGCCGAGGCGACCGAGCGCGTGCACGATCGGCAGATCCGGCTGTTGCTCGCGCAGCGTGACGTGATCGACAGCCAGCTCGCCGAGGCGACCCGCAAGCGCGACGACGCGACGCGCACCGTGTTGACCGCTCAGCAGGCCCTCGCCGAGGTCGAGCAGTGAGCGCCCGCTCGACGTTCGCGGCCAAGTACCGCGGCCGGTGCGCACTGTGCCCGAGCGCGGTTCAACCAGGCGACGAGGTGGCGTTTTTGAGCGACGGCGGCCTTATACATGTTGATTGCGAGGACACCTCGCACGAACCGACCAAGGCCCGGCGGCACCCCGTGTGCACGGCGTGCTGGCTTGAGCATCCGAAAGGTGAGTGCCCATGAAACGCACGCTGATCGCCGCGCTGGCGGCCCTGGCGGCGGTCGCTGCGCTGACTGCCTGCGAGCCGTCCCAGAGTGGCGACGGCAGCCCGAGCAGCCCGCACGTGCCCATCATCATGCCCATGCCGCGCGGCGGCGTGATGATCCTTTGAGGCACCGCTGCAGCGGCGAGGACTGCGGTTACTGCGAGCGCCGGATCGCCGACGCTGAGTACGCCCGCGACCATCCCGAGGACTGTCACCCGTACTACGACGGGACGTAAGCCCCCGCCGCGCCTGGCGGGCCGAGAGGAAAACGGGCGCAACGGAATAACGCAACACAACTGAATACAGGAGAAACAGAGCACATGAGCAACGATTCGTACGGATTCCTCGGCGGCGGCGGCCCCGCATCGGCGAAGTTCAAGACCTACGGCGACACCGTGGGCGGTGTGATCACCGTCGAGCCCGAGCAGCGGCAGCAGACCGACCTCAACACCAACGAGCCGTTGACGTGGAAAGACGGCAGCCCGCGTATGCAGCTCGTCGTCACCGTGCAGACCGACCTCAACGACCCCGAGATCGAGGACGACGACGGCCTGCGGCGGCTGTTCGTCAAGGGCGAGATGCGCAAGGCCGTGCAGAAGGCCGTCATTGCGGCCGGTGCGAAGGGCCTCGACGTCGGCGGCGAGCTGCACGTGACGTACGTCGGCGACGGCGAGAAGAAGGGCAACCTGACCCCGCCGAAGCTGTACACCGCCAAGTACACCAAGCCCGCCGCTGGCGCAGCCCCCGCTGCGGCGGCCCCGGCGCAGCAGTTGCCCGACGGCGTGACGCCCGAGGCGATGGAAGCCCTGCGCAACATGGGCATGGTCAAGTAACCGACCACACCTGACAGGCGAGCCGGTGGCGCATTGCGACGTCACCGGCTCGCCCTGTCTCTCAGGCAATTTCGACAACTTCATACACCAGGGATAGGAGCCCCACCGACATGCTGACCGTGTACACGACCGGCCCGCAGTGCATGAAATGCAACCTCACCAAGCGCGCGTTCGACGCCAAGGGCGTGATCTACCGCGAGGTGCGCCTCGACCGGGAGCCCGAGACGGCGGCGGCGTTCCGCGAGCACGGTCACATGGTTGCCCCGGTCGTGCACGACGAGCTGACCGGCGAAACGTGGTCAGACTTCCGGCGCGACATGATCAAGGCCGCGATCGAGGCCCGCAGCTAATGCCCCTCGACGCCGCTCTGTTCGACCGTATCGCGCTGCGGCGCGCTGACGGCCGGTGCGAGTGCGAGGGCGAGTGCGGCCGGTCGCACCGTTTCGGCATACACGACCGCTGCGGCAACAGCCATGGGCGCCCGGCGGTGCACGGCGCCGACAAGGTAACGAGCCTGCAGGTTGTGTCGCTCGACGGCAACGACCGGGATCTGAGCGACCGCAACGTGATTGCGTTCTGTCAGTCATGCCTCAAGCGGCACCGAGCCAAGCTCAAGGCCGCCGCAGAGAAGGCCGCCGAGCGGGCGGCGATCGAGGCGCAGCACGACAGCCTATTTGACCTCCCCGCGCCCGCGGCCGACGTCGGCAACGGCCTGACGCTGTGAGCGCGAAACACCAGGCCCCACAACTGAATAGAGGATTGAGTGAACGGCCTTACTGATCTGCTGGAAACCCTCGGCTACGCCGACGGCGAGTACGTGAGCCTCAACTACCAGGCGCCCGGCGGCCCGTTCTCGTCGACGGTCGTCGAGTACGTCGAGGACAGCGACAGCCTGCAGGGCCTCGCGCTGTCGCTCGCCAACGGCCGCAATGTGTGGTTCGGCGTCAACCCGACGCGCCCCCGCGGCGAGGACGAGAAGGGCCGCGGCACGGCCGAGGACGTCACCCGGCTGGCTGCGATCTGGTGCGACCTCGACGTCAAGCCCGGCGCCTGCCGCGACCTCGACCACGCGCACCAGGTGATCAACGAGCTGAGCGCGATTCTGGGCACCCGGCCGAGCGCGGTTGTGTACAGCGGCAACGGATTGCAGCCGTACTGGCCGATCGACGACGGCACGATCGCCCCCGCCGGGTCGGACTGGCAGAGCATGGTCGAGGCGAGCGCCGAGCTGCGCGCCGACTGCGCGGCGCTGCTCAAGCGGTGGGGCCGTCTGGCGTGCATCGTCGCCGACGGCCTGGGCGCCAAGATCGACCGCGGCGTGTACGACCTCGCCCGCGTGCTGCGCGTGCCCGGCTCGCACAACATGAAGGACGCCGAGCAGCCGAAGCTCGTCACGATCGAGGCCGACACCGGCGCCCCTTTGTCACTTGACGAATTGCGCGAGCGCCTCGACGAGCACGGCGTCGCCGAGTACGAGGGCGACCGGCGCACCTCGCATGAGGTGATCAGCAAGCCGGATACGTGGCAGTTCGCGCAGGGCACGTGCGAGTATTTCGCGCCGACCCTCAAGGCGTGGGCCGACGAGCCGATCGCCGAGCGGCACCCGTGGCTGGTCAAAGTGACCGTGCGCCTGATGGCCGCGGTTCGCAACAAGTGCCTGACCGCCGACGAGTACGCGGCGGCCCGCCGGATGATCGTCGACCGCTTTCACGCCGAGTGTGCCAAGACCGGGCGCGAGGTGCCGAGCTTTGAGATCCCGAATGCGTTCGCGTGGGCCGAGTCTCACGTCGCCGCCAAGACCGACGCCGAGCTGGCGACCGAGCACGGTTCGCACCTGCACCTGTGGCAGCGCGCGGGCGAGCGGCAGATCGAGCTTGCGCCCCGACCTGAGCCCGAGCCCGAGCCCGCGGCGGCCTCGTCGAGCGATGACGCCCCGGCGACGGATGGCTCGCTGGCCCCGGTCGTCGATATCAACGCCCGGCGCAACCCGGCGCCGACGGCCGCGACGCTGACCGACAGCGGCAACGCCGATCTGCTCGTCGAGCAGTGGGGCGATCGGCTGCGCTACTGCCCCGATACGGGTAAGTGGCTGTCATGGGCGGGCGACCGCTGGGCACACGGCACCGACCAGGGCGAGGCGATCGTCGCCGCGCGTGAGGTGGTCGAGCGCATCCGCATCGACGACGACAGCCCGCGCGACCTGATTCAGCACCGGATGCGCAGCCTGTCGCGCAAGGGCCTTGAGAACATGGTCGCCCTCGCCAAGTGCTCGCCGCGTATGCGTGTGCGCCTGGCCGACCTCGACGCCGAGCCGTACGAGCTGAACACGCCGAGCGGCGTCGTCGACCTCAAGACCGGGCACCTGCTGCCGCACACGTCGGAAAGCTGGCATACGAAAATCACTGGCGCCGGGTACAACCCGGCCTCGGTGGCGCCGAAGTGGCAGCAATTCCTCGCCGGGACGTTCGGCGATGACGTCGAGCTGATCGGGTATGTGCAGCGCCTCGCCGGGCTCGCCGCGATCGGCCGCGTGACGCACCACGTTATGCCGTTCCTGTTCGGTGGCGGGTCGAACGGCAAGAGCGTGCTCATGGACGTGATGAGCACCGTTCTGGGCGACTACGCGATCACGGCACCGGCGAACTTCCTACTGGCCGGGCGTGACCGGCACGAAACGGAGATTGCGCGGCTGCACGGCGCCCGCATGGTCGTGTGCTCGGAAATCAACGCCGACAGCAAGTTTGACGAGGCCAAGGTCAAGGTGCTGACTGGCGGCGACATTCTCAGCGGCCGGTACATGAGGCAGGACTATTTCGACTTTGTGCCGTCTCACACGCTGTTCCTGATGGGCAACCACCAGCCCGAGGTTTCCGCTGGCGGCACATCGTTCTGGCGGCGGCTGCGCCTTATCCCGTTCCTGCATACGGTCCCGCCGGAGCAGCGCAACCCCAACCTCGCCGCCGAGCTGGTCAGCGAGGAAGGCGCCGCAATCCTGGCTTGGATCGTGGCGGGGGCTCGGCAAGTTGCCGCCGACGGCCTCCGCGAGCCGGGCAGCGTCATGGAAGCCACGAAGGAGTACAGCGAGCAAGAGGACGCTCTCGGGCGGTTCATCGGCGAGTGCTGCGTGTTGACGCCGGGCGCCACCGGCGGCGGGGCGAAACCGGCGCTTGTGCTCAAGGCGTATCAGCGGTGGGCGATGCAAAACGGCGAGGACGCAATGGTTTCGCAGATCAAGCTCGGCCGCGAGCTGTCGGCGCGGTTCGGCGTGCGCAGCGCGTCGGTCAACGGGTCGAGGGTGTACGCCGGGCTCGCCTTGCAGCCGGGCTGGGATCTGTCGCACGAATGGGCGGGCGCTCGGTGATGCGGCGGCCCTCGCTAGCAAACAGCACAGATCTGTGCTTGAAAGCGTGCTGTTCAGCACAGATAGCACAGATGAGCACAGATTCTCAGAACGGATCTGTGCTGCCGTTTGCGCAGGTAAAAGCATATAAAGATGTTCTCAGCACAGATAGCACAGATATTTACGGGTTGACCTCACGTGTAGGTTTTCGGGCCGTTTCCCCTGGTCGCGTTTCGCTGAGTGCCCGGTGTGGGGCTGATATGCAGAAATCTGTGCTATCTGTGCTGACCCCCTGTGCAGCTAAGTCTGCGGCGCCTTGCGCGCCGTAGCGGGGGCCTGACGGTTCGACCAGGCCGCCGACCGGCCGAAATGAGCCGGTGCGCACCGAAAATGCTCACGACCACAACTGAATAGGGAGATCCGCGGGTGACTGACCACACTCTCGACCTCGACCTGCCGCCGGGCGCCGATCCGGCTGCAGTCGCCGAGGCCGCTGCACGGGCCGAGCAGCACGCCAAAGCACAGGCCGCCGAGGTTCTGCTCGACATGGTGCCCGCGGAGTCGTACGACGCGCTGTACGCGGCTCTGAGCGCCCGTGTGACGGCCGATCGCAACGGCGGCAAGCAGTTACGCCTGTTCGTGCCGGGCAAGCCCGCACCGCAGGGATCGAAGGACTTCAAGGGCTTTGCGAAGCCGCTGCCGGGTCAGACTCGCGGCAAGGCGATCCTTGTCGAGTCGAGCGCGGCCGTCGGGCCGTGGCGCGAGCGCATTGCCTTGGCTGCGGCCGACGCGATGCTGCAGGCGGGCCTGCCGGTGCTCGATCACCCGCCGAGCGCCTCGGCTGAGCGCCGGTACCCGGTCACGGCGTCGCTGACGTTCGTCATGCCGCGGCCGTCTGGGACGCCTAAGAGCTACACGCCCCCGGCGGTGAAGCGGCCCGACCTCGACAAGCTGGCCCGCGCGGTGCTCGACGGGCTGACCGACGTCTGCTGGATCGACGATTCACAGGTCGATGACATGCACTGCCGCAAGGTGCTCGCTGAGATTGCGCAGCAGCCGGGCGTGCATATCCGGCTCGCGTCGCCGGGCTGGGGCGAGGCCGCTATCGCTGAGTGGATGGCCGCGAATGCCTGAGCTGATCGAGTTGTCGGTCGCCGAGGTTGAGCGCCTCGCCGAGGTGGTGCGCGCACGCATCATGCACCCGTCGCACACACCTGTGCAGGCGATCCGCGCAGGGTTGGCTGCGGTCAACGCGATGCGCCTCGACGAGCTGGCGGCGCCGAAGCTCGCGCCTGCGCCGCGGCCCGCTGAGCGCGCTAAGCCGCGCAAGGTGTGGGCGCTGACGATGAGCGAGCGCGGCAGTGAGTGGCTCGACGTCGACGGCGACCGCTGGCGTTGGTCGTGGGCGCGTGTGGTGTGGCAGTACAAGCCGCTGGCCCCGGCGCCGTATGAGGAACTGAATACCGACGAGGGTTGGATCGACTGCCCGTGCGACCGCGGTCAGTCGCCGTCGTCGCGCTATGCGCCGTTCACCGAGGCGGTGCGCCCGTGAGTTTGCCGGATATCGCCGATTCTGCCGATTCGGGCAGCTCACGCGGGGTGCTCGAGTCGCTCGCCGGCGTTAGCTACTACGGGTCGCCGCGGCCGTCTGCGCCGTCCGAGTTGGACGTCGACACGACGCCGACCGGCCTTGAGCCTGACGGTAAGTGCGGCAACTGCAGCGCCGAGACGACAGCGCCGATCTGCTGGCCGTGCGCCAAGCTGCTGGGCCGCGTGCTCGCCGATGTGCCGTGGCTGCTGCGCCGTCTGCACGAAAGTGCGTACGGCGAGGCGAAGGTCGCCAAGCGCGGCCTGCGCGTGTCGACGGGGGAGCGGCTGCCGTCGTTGCCGTTGAACGCCCGCGCGGCCGACTTGCTGCGCGATGCTGCGCGCCTGGTGCTGTGGGTTGAGCAGGTCGATGGTGTGATGCGCGGCGCGGCGCTCGACGCCAGTGCAGCGGAGCACGCCGCGCGTGCGTTGGGTGCGCAGATCGGTGCGGCGATGATGCACCCGTATGCACCGGATGCGCTGCGTTGGGCGCTGCAGTGGCGCGGCGACGCCGAGCGGGTTATCGACCTGCCTCCCGACACGACGTACGCGGGGCCGTGTCAAGCGCCGGGCGTCGAGCAGATCGTCGACTATGCGGGCGATGTGGTGCGCACTGTGCCGAGCGGCAAGCCGTGCGGCGCCTCGCTGTATGTCGACGCCGAGGCCCTGGCCGTCGAGTGCTGGCGTTGCGGCGAGTCGTGGCGGGTTGAGGATCTGCAGCGGCAGGCCCTTGAGCGTGTCGACGACCGGCCGCGCACTGCGGCTGACATGTGGCGGCTGTTCAAGTTCCTGGGCCGCGACGTGCCGCGCTCGTCGTTCTATGCGCTGATGACCACGGTTGAGGCCGCCGGGTACAACGCGGCGGGCCTGCCTGTCTACGCCTACACGGCGGTGGCGGCGGCCCTCGACGCCCGCGACGCTGCCGAGGCTGAGCGTAAGGCGGCCGGTAAAGCGAAGCGCGGCAGGCCCCGAAAGGCCGCGAGTGTTGACACGCCAACACCAAGTGTTGACGGCTCTACAGGTGCGGTGTTACCGTCTCGCCCGTCAGTTTCAGACACGGGATAGGAGCCCCTGTAATGAGTTTCACACGTAATGCTGTGGCGGCGTCGTTGGTCGCTGCGGCGAGCTTGACGCTGGCCCCGGTGGCGCACGCCGACTATGACCCCGGCTGCAAGATTGACCGTTGGGGTTTCCTCGGCAGCAGTCGCCGGTTGATCTGTGACGGGCCGATTCAGCCCGACGGGTCGTGGTCGCGTTCGCGTGAGTTCTACATTCCGGCGCACCGCGTGCCGCTGCGCACGACGTGCTCGGGCACGTATTCGGTGACGTGCACGACGAGCGGCGGGTACTTCCAAGAGGAACAGTCCGACGGCATCGAGGTGTACACGGTGACGCCCGACACGCTGCTGCCCGACGAGCCCCCGCACATTCCCGAAGGCGCCGAGTGATGTTCGTCGAAACGTGGTTCTCGCCGCAGGGCGTGCCGGTCACGCCGAAGATCCGCAACCAGGTCGACGAGCGCCAGCTCGCCGAGTTGTACGCCGCTGAGACGTCGCCGGATACTGCGCGGTTCAACGCGCTGTTTGAGGGCGCCGACAGCGCGACCCGCTACGCCTGGCACTACGGGTACCGCAACCCGCGCGTGCCGGGCCGTGTCGAAGAATGCGAGGCGCTGGCATGAAGCGCACCAGGGTGTATCGGACGTCGGCGCCGATCGTCGAGCAGCCCGAGGTCGTGGTGAACGGCCGCACGCTTGAGCCCGGCACCGAGGTGTCGATTCGCGGCGAGCGTGGTCGGTTCCGTTTCAAGTCAGCGGCCCGCACCAGCGGCGGCCGGATCGTCTGCGATTTCATCGGCGGCCCCGCCGGGCATGAGCAGTGGCGATCGTTCTACCCCGAGAAGATCAAGACCGTGCACCGGCTGAATCGCACGCGAGCCAACGCCGCGGCCTGACCTCGACGTCGAGGCGCCCCCGATCCTGCGAGGTCGGGGGCGTTTTCGCGCAATGTGTTGACACCTCAACAGGCGTGCACTAGTGTTGAGAGATCAACAGCCCGAGGGGATAGGAGCCCGAAATGATGATCGACCCGCAGACCCGCGAACTGACCGACGCCGGTTACGACCTGGCCGACCAGATCACCGCGTGGCTCGACGACCGCCGGTACGAGCTGTTCACGCCGAGCACGATCGCCCGCGGCGTCAAGGCCAACAGCGTTGACGTGTGGCAGGTGCTGCAGTGGCTTGAGCGCGAGGTGATGGTCGAGGGCGCCGGGAATGGTCGCCTGCGCCGCTGGGGCGCCCGCCAGTCGCACTGCTACCGCTGATCACAGACCCGCACGCGGGGCGCCATTCGGGCGCCTCGCCCGTCCCGAAAGGGGTTGCTCATGCACAACACTCACGTTTACGGCGAGGCCGTGACCGAGTTCACCGTCGGCGGCCGTGTCGCCACGCATCCGGCAACTAACGCCTGGCTGCGCGGCGAGCGGTTCGGCAAGGTGGTCAAGCTCGGCCGCGACGTCGTGCACGTCGTGCTCGATGCCTCGGGCCGCAAGGCCACGTTCGTGCCGGGCATGTTGGCGCACATGGCGGCCGACTAGCCAGCTCGCCGCGAGCGCCCTCGACCTGCGGGTCGGGGGCGTTTCTCGTTTTCTGTTGACACCGCAACAGGCAACGTGTTGAATGGTCAACAGAGCGGCCCGCCGGGTCGCCCGAGTGGATAGGAGCCACACATGATCGACGTCAACAACCTCCCCGAGGGCCTGCGAGTCAACGTGTTTCGTTCGTCGCTCGGCGACTGCACCAACGGCGGCGTGACCGCGGCGGCCGATCACGTGACGGTCGTCGGGTACGTCAAGCCCGGCACGGTCGGCGAGCCCAACCACAAGCGCGAGGTGCTGCCGCTGCCTCGGCAGTCGCAGGTGTTCCCGGCGCGCGAGGATGCGCCCGCGGTCGTGATGATCGAGTCGAACCTGCGCGGCGCGCTGCCGCACCTGGTGCCGCTCGACGCTTTCCTCGCGGGCAAGTGGACGATGCACGGCGGCAACCATGCGGGCGGTTCCGATTCCCGTTTCGGCTCGCTGATTGAGGACGTGTTCGGCGGCCCGCGCTGCGTGTCCCTGCTGCCGGTGCACGACCGGATCGAGCACTAAGCCCCCGGCGGGCGCCCCGGCGAGTCGCACCTCGATGTGCCGCCGGGGCGCCTACCTCGCCCCCACAATCGCAAACCGACACCAGGGATAGGAGCCCCACACATGAACGCTCAACGGACGCCGAGGGAGGCCGCTGCGCGGTTCTTCCGCGGCTGGCTGGCCGCCGGTACCGCGGCCTCGATTCTCGGCAACGTCGTGCACGCGCTGCTCGACGACGGCGCCGGTAGCCCGGTCGTCGCTGCGGCGCTCGCCGCGGTGGCCCCGGTGGCGCTGCTGGGCGCCACTCACGGCGTGCAAAAGCTGGTGCAGTCGCGCATCGTCGGCGGCGCCTACACGGCGTCGCTGTGGATCACGGTCGCGGTTGCGTCGTCGGCGTTCGCGCTGAGCTTCGCCGCGCTGCGCGAGCTGGCGATCGTGTGGGGTGGCGTCGCCCCGGCGATCGCGTTCCTGGTGCCGCTGGTCGTCGACCTGTCGATCACCGGCTCGACGATCGCGCTGCTGGCCTTGTCGAACGCTGAGCGCGCCGAGGTCGCCGACGAGGTGCACGCCGTTGCGCAGCCGGTGCACGTCGACGCGCAGCCGGTGCACACCGATGCGCAGCCTGTTGCGCAGCCCGCTGACCTGCACGTTTCCGAGCCGGCCGATTTGCGCCCGGCGGGTACGACGGTCGCTGAGCTGATCGCCCGCGAGGCCGCGACCAGCGCACACGTCGATGCACACATGCCCGCGGCCGAGCGCATCGTCGCGCAGGGCGTGACGCGCATCGACCGGGTGAAGGTCGCCGAGGTGCTCGCTGCGCACGCCGACGGCACGGCGCCGAGCATGATCGCGCGCAAGCTGCAGGTCGGTTACACCACGGTGGTGCGCATCCTCGATCACCACACTGCGCAGGCCGACGACGACCAGGTGCTCGACGTCGAGGCGGTGGCGTCGTGAACGTCGCCGAGCAGTACCCGGCCCGCACCGACACGAACGGCCGCACGTGGTTTCGGCCCGTGCGGTCGCCGGGCATGGACGTGTCGCAGTGGGGTTGGACGTCGACCCCGGCGTACGCCCATCCTGACTATCTGCACCGCACCGGCGAGTGCGGCGCTGTGTGCGGGCTGTGCGAGTTCCATCCGCAGGGCATGTGCCTCGGCGACTGCTCGGGCTGCTGCGCGCCGGGCGAGGGCGCCGCGTGAGCGCCGCTGAGCCGGTCGCCCGGCCGCCGTGGGCGTGGATGCACGTGCGGCCCGCTGCGCGGCTGTACGGCGTCACCAAGGCCGATATCGAGGCCCTCGTCAACGACGGCCGCGTGCAGGCTGTGCGGCAGCGCGACGGCAACGGCGGCACCGTGTTGGCGCTGAACGCATACGACCTCGACCGCTGGGCGCGCGAGCGGGCGCTCGTCGACGCTGCGGCGTTCGGTGTCGGGTACTACACCGTGGCTGAGCCGCTCGGTAACGGCCGCTCGATCGGCCGCGGGTATGGCGGCGGCTGCGCGACGTGTGACGGCGGCGGGTGTGGCGACTGTGCTTAGCGTCGAGCCCGGCATGGACGTGGCGCGGCAGCGTCGCAAGTTCGTCGGCCGCATCCTCGCCGAGGATGACGACTACGCGGTCGCGTATCTCATTGCGCTGCTTGCTCAGTTCGATGCGGCGGTGGCCGCGGGTACGCCTCGCCCGGCGCGTGAGTTCCTGTACATGTTCGCCGAGGAGTTCGACCGGCCCGACCCGAAATAGGCTCAATCTGCCGCGCTGAGCCGCGCGGTTGAACCCACGCGCGACGCCCTCACTCACACGCTGAGCGGGGGCGTTTTCGCGTGTTACGTTCCCGCGGCACAACACAACTGAATATTGGAAGGGGCAGTGTTGGCACCTCAATATGTCAGCGATCGGCTGATCAATTTCGCCAGCGAGGTTGACGCCGAAACGCTCAAGCAAGCGCAGCAGACGGCCTCAATGCCGTTCGTGCATCCGCACGTCGCGCTCATGCCCGACGCTCATTTCGGCAAGGGCTCAAGCGTCGGCACTGTGATCCCTACCGAGGGCGCTGTGATCCCGGCGGCCGTCGGTGTCGATATCGGGTGCGGGATGATCGCGGCCCGCACGACGTACACCGCCAACGATCTTGAGGGCCTGGTGCTGTCGGATCTGCGCGAGTCGATCGAGTCGGCCATTCCGATGAGCGCGGGCGGTTACAACCGCAGCCTCGACCGCTACGAGTTCACGGCGCCGCGGCTGCAATGGCTGCAGACGTTCGGTGAGCGGCAGGGCGTCGATCTGTCGCACTCGCCGAAGTGGCGCGAGCAGCTCGGCACGCTGGGCGGCGGCAACCATTTCATCGAGCTGTGCCTCGATCACCTCGACCGGGTGTGGCTGTTCCTGCACAGCGGTTCGCGCGGCGTCGGCAACAAGATCGCGCAGAAGCACATCAAGGTGGCGCAGGCGATGAGCGCCCGCGAGCCGCTGCCGCATATCGACCTGGCGTACCTCGTCGAGGGCACGGCCGAGTTCGACGAGTACCTCACCGAGTTGCGGTGGGCGCAGCAGTTCGCGCTGTTCAACCGCGGCGAGATGATGGACCGTTTCGCGCAGGCGTTCCGGCATTGGGTCGGCGCCGACCGGGCCGCGCCGATCGTCGTCGAGACGATCAACACGCACCACAACTACACCGAGCGCGAGGTGCACGGCGGCGTCGAGGTGTGGCTGACCCGCAAGGGTGCGATCAACGCGCACGCCGGTGTGCGCGGGCTGATTCCCGGCTCGATGGGCACGTGCTCGTACGTGGTGACCGGCAAGGGCAACGCCGAGGCGTTGTGCTCGGCGCCGCACGGTGCCGGGCGCCGGTTCTCGCGCACTAAGGCGCGCAAGCTGTTCACGGTCGACGACCTCGACGCCCGCATGGCCGGGATCGAGTACCGCAGGGGCGAGGCGTGGGTCGACGAGATCCCCGACGCCTACAAGCCGATTGACGTCGTGATGCGCGACGCCGAGGCGCTGGTGTCGGTCGACGTCGAGCTGCGCCAGCTCGTCAACGTCAAGGGGCAGTGATGGGACAGCACGCATTCACTGAGCCGATCAACGCCGACGCCGTGGTCGCGGCTAAGGCGCTCGACAGCAAGGGCGCAACGCTCGACCTCGCCGAGGTCGACGGCGAGGTGCCCGAGGGTTTCCAGCCGCTCGGCACGATCGCGCCGGGCGAGCTGGTCGTGCTGCCCGACGTCGACGACGACGCGCTGCGGCCGTGGGGCGGCGAGCAGGTGCGCACGCTGCAGGCTCACCAGCAGATGACGTTTCCGCTCACGCCGCTGTTGCCGTGGCAGGCGGCCGTGTTTGAGGCGCTGTTCGGCAAGATGACACCGGCCGAGCCGACGCCGCGCGAGGCGCTGGTCGATCTGTGGGACGCGCTGCGCGCCCTGGTGCTCGTCGTCGCGGTGGCCGTGCGCGAGCGGGTCGAGGACGTGTACGACGCGGTGCTCGATGGCGTCGAGGGGGCGTGGTACTCGCTGCGCGACCACGTAACCGACCGCTGGTACGTGCTGACGATCTGGCAGTACCGGCGCAAGCTCGTCGGCCCGCTGGTGCGCTTCTGGGACGCCGATTACACGCACCTAGCCACCATGCCTCGGCGCCGCGAAACGTGGCGCGAGTGGGCTGTCAGGCAGGCGCAACTGCCGCGGCGGGTGTGGCGTGGGTAGCGCGTCGGTTCTGTTCCTCGACGGCCCGCTCGCCGGGCAGACCCGCGAGGTGCCGCAGAGCCGGATCGGCAGCCTGCCCGACACGATCGAGGTTGCGCAGCCTCGGCCGCTGTACTGGCAGCAGTCGCATGAGGTCGAGGTCGATCGGGTGACGTACCGGCGCAAGCCCAACCGGCTGGCGCGGGGGCCGAAGTGGGCTGCTGCGCTCGGCGACAAGGTGGGCGAGCAGATGGTCACGGTTCTGCCGTACGACGAGCGGGCGCGCGAGTGCGTGGGCGCCGACGAGTTCGACGCCTACGTCGTCAGGCACGCCCATGAGGCCATGCGGCGGCACGCCGAGGGTGTCGGCCTGGTCGCCGCCGAGGTGCACGAAGTGTGGCGAGGTACCCGCGCGGATGCGGCCGAGCAGATGGCACGCGAGGGCAAGCCGGTGCCGCACGTGGCGTCGCTGTCGGGTGATGCGCTCGACGGGCTGCTCGCGTCGACCGTGTTCGTCGTGCATGAGGCCGTGGCGATGCCTGCGGATAGCAAGGGGGTGATGTGGGAATGAGCAGCGACGACGACCAGGTGCTCGACGAGCGCAACGTCGCGGCGTTCAAGCGGTACATGTCGGCGATGGCGTGGCAGTTGCACCACGCCGGGCAGGAGCCTGAGCGCGAGCGGCTGCGCGCACTGTTCGGTACCAGCTAACGCCGGCAGCGAGCTCGAGCACCGCGCCTGACCAGCGCGGATGCTTGAAATCGCCGGAATCGAGCAAACGCCCCGAGGCGTCGAAACCTCGGGGCGTTTTGCTGTGCAAACGCTGTGCGACAAGCGTCACAGTTTAGGGCGGGATGATTATTGACGCGGGGGCAGTTACGGATTGCAAGCCCGCGAGTTAATCTCGGTTAACCCAAGGGTGTGACACCGCTCTCACGCGAGTAGCGGCACTGAATATGGACCGGGCTACCGGCCGCGTGACCTGTGCCGCGCTGGCAGCCGTTAGACGCCGGTCCCGCTGCTGCGTCGTTCGTTCCCTTCAAGTCGTGGGCGTGGTGGCGGGATCGGTCAAGCCTCAAAGGATTACGACATGCTGAGTGTTCTCCGTTCCATTGGCGCCCTGCTGGTCGCGCCGTTCCGCGCGCTGGCGTTCATCCGCGCGGCGGCCTCGTTCGGTTGGGATTGCGAGCTGTTCGACCCGTGGGAGCTGCCCGACGACGACGACCTGCTCGACGACGCGGTGCCGATAACCCGCTGTTGACACCTCAACAGGGTGTGCTACTGTTGTCACATCAACAGGCCGCGAGGCCCGGAGATTGACAACTACAGAGGGATAGGAGCCCAAAATGATTGTTCAGGGTATCGACTGGCGTCACCCGTTCCGCGGGGAGCCCGGCGGCTACTGGTCCGGTTACGACCCGACCTGCTGGGAGGCCATCATTGCCGGGATCGCGTACGTGCTGCACCTGCGCGGCACTGACATGGCGTGGAACCTCAAGGCCGACGGGATCGACGTCGGACGGTTCGACACCTACGAGCGCGGCATGGTTGCGGCGCTGGCGCACAGCAAGATTGCCGCCGACAAGGCCGAGCACGACAAGGCCGAGCACCGGGTCGAGCTGTTCGACGTGGTACTGAGAAACGGGGCTGTGCGGCGCGGTGAGAGCGCCGAGACGGCCGCCAAGCTCAAGGGGCGCCGCACCAACGGCCGGATCGTCTGCCGCGCGTGTGACCGCCCGTGGCACAGCCTGGTGCACGGCTGCTAGATCGAAACGAGACGCCCCGCCGGGCTGGTACCGGCGGGGCGTTTTCGTGTGCCGTCGGCCCCTCGTCGACGGCGTGATCAGCTTATCTGAATCGGGCGCCCTCACGTGTTGACACCTCAACAGTGTGTGCTAATGTTGACCCGTCAACACGTCAACGGGATAGGAGCCCAAGATGACCAACACCATGACCATGAGCGAGGCCCGCCGGATCACCACGGCCCTTATCGCCGAGCACGGCCTCGTCGGCTGGACGGTCAAGTTCGACAACGCGCGGCGCCGCGCCGGGCAGTGCAGCTACGGCCCGCGCACGATCAGCCTGTCTAAGCCGCTGATGGCTCAGCGCAGCTACGCCGACACCATGAACACGATCACGCACGAACTGGCGCACGCGCTGGTCGGGCACTCGCACGGGCACGACGCCGTGTGGTCGGCCAAGCACCGCCAGCTCGGCGGCGACGGGAAACGCTGCTTTGATCACCTTGACGAGTCGGCGCCGTGGATCGGCACCTGCGGGCACGGCAAGCAGTTCGCCCGCTACCGTCAGCCGAAGCGCCTCGACGGGTGGCGTTGCCGGTGCGTGCGCGGCGGCTCGCCGATCACCTGGCAGACCCGCGCGCAGCGTGCCACCGAGGCCCGCGTGGTCGCCTCGGTCGAGGCTCGCAAGGCTGCAGCGCCCGCGCCGGTGGCCGCGCAGGCGTCGCGCTCGATCACCTCGGCGCCGGTCGGCAAGGGCGTGCAGCTCGGCCTGTTCTGACCAGCGCGACGCGAGCGCCCTCGGCTGCGGCCGGGGGCGTTTTCGTGTTGACCGCTCAACAGGTGCCGTGTTACTGTTGACGGGTCAACAGCACTACGGGATAGGAGCCCCACATGAGCACGATCAACGCAACCGCCGGTCTGAGCTTCAACCTCGCCAACGTGCACGGCTACGTCACCGGAGTGACGTACGGCGCCGACGGCGCCGTCGAGGTGTTCGCCAAGGCCGCGCGGCACGACGAAGGCCCGAGCGCCAAGTACCGCATGGCACACGTGACCCTCGGCCCGAAGATCCGCGATTGCGCGTACGGGGCCGAGTACACGGTCGACTCGTTTCGGTTCATTACGGCCGAGGATTTCGACCGTATCGTCGACATGGCGGCTATCCGCGCGTCGCTCGGCTGGCGCGACTGAGCGCCACGCACAAGGCCCTGAGCGCCCCTGTGAGCCGTCGAGGCCGCGGGGGCGCTCTACTGTCTGCCCGGCGGCGTACGGTCGCCCTGTGAGGCTCAGACGCACGCGCAAGGGCTACGCCGAGCCCGCGCCCGACGCCTGCCCGCAAGGGCACCCGCTGCGCGGCGGCCTGGTGCTCGTCGGGTCGCAGCATTGCGCCTGCGGCGTGACACATCGCACACACACGTGCCGCACCTGCGACGAAACGCTGTACACGCCGCCGCTCGGTGCGCGTTGCCGTGCAAGGCATTTCGACGAGCGGTGACGTTGTTTCACCTAAACAAGATCAGGGCGTACGCTCGCCTTGAGCGGCCCCGCTATGGTCGCTGACAGCGCCCTCGGAGTCGTGAACCGGGGGCGCTGTTCATTGCCAGCAACGCGGCCGGCGTGCCCGCTGACCAGCACGTATGCGAGATCCGGCAAACATGCCGTGTTGTGTTGACCCGTCAACAACTGTCGTGTTACTGTTGACCCGTCAACAACCGCTAGGGATAGGAGCCCGACATGCTGAACATGACTTACCCGATGACCTGCGACAAGGGCACGATCAACGGCAAGCCGGTGCCCGCGTTCTACATGGGCGAGGCCGATCACGCCCGGCACGCCGCCGAGCTGACCGGGCACGACGTGTCGCTGTACCGCACGCTGCTGGCCGCCATCCGCACGGGCCTGCCGGTCGTCATCACGCACCGCGAGCGCGACGGCCGTCGCCGCAAGACGACCGCCATTGTCGAGTGGGCCGTCGTGACCGACGCCCGCAACGCCCGCCTGCGGGTCGCGTATTGGGGGTTCGCGCATCACCTGTACCTGTCGGATATCGAGGCGATCGACACGCCCGACGTCGAGTACCTCGACTAGCTCGACCCCGACCAGGCCCTCGCCCTCGCGGCGGGGGCTTTGTCGTGTTGACACCTCAACATCTATCGACTAGTGTTGAGATATCAACAGCGCGACGGGTTGATTTGAAAATTACACAGGGATAGGAGCCCAAAATGCAGAAGCTCACCACGGCGGCCGGGTTTTACGACTACGCGCAGAGCGCAGCCCGCGACTACCTCGCCAGCATGGCCCACTACGACAACACGTACGTGACGGTCGGCGACGGCAAGGTCAGCACCCCGTCTTACTGCGAGAACAAGCTGCGCAAGGCGTTCCACATGCGGCGCGAGACGGCGCTGCCCTCGGGCGCCTGGCGCGGCGAGCAGTGGAGCAAGTTCGCCGAGCGCATCCTCGCAGGCGAGTAACCACAAAGGCGACAGCCCCCGCTACGGCGGGGGTTTCGTCGTTTCTGGGGCCTCGGTTCATTCGCGCGGCACTTTGAACCGAGTTGACCCGTTTCGCTTTTAGACTCCCTACTTGCACGGCACAACTGTGCCCAAAACCGGCCCCGGCGCTCACAAAGCGTGCGGGGCCGTTGCAATCTCGGCGTCGTATCGCTGCGCGGGTTATTCCCTTCCCCTGCGCGCTACGGCGCCCGCCCGTCGTCGATCCGGCACCGGCGCACCATGCGCCCGGCGCGAACCGCTGCAGACTCGCCGCGTGGCTGGTCACCCGCGAGCAGGGGCCGCAGCGCAGCGCCTCACGGCCGCGCGATCGACGGCGGGCACACAACGTCGAGAGGAAACCCCGCAATGTCCGAGCCCACCAAGACCGGCCTGCCCGAAACGATCGGCCGCATTCTGGCCCCGATCGCTGCGGCGGTGGCCCCGATCATCGCTGAGCGCCTGGCGCGCGAGCTGCGCGAGAACCTGCCCGGCATCGTCGACCAGCTCGCCGATCGGGTGATCGAGCGCCTGCCGGATCTGAGCCACCTCGACGAGGCGATCGTCGCGCTGATCAAGGGCGCTATTCCCGACCTCGGGAAGCTCGACCAGATCGACGACATTCTGCGGGCCGCTATCCGCGAAGCCTTCAACAGCCTGCCCTTTCCCTTCAAGTTCTGAGAGGTAACCGACCCATGCTGGAACGCAACGGCGTAATCGAGTCCACCGGCGAGCCTGGTAAGGCCGTGCCTGCGTTGGCCCCGCCTACAGAGCACGTTGTGCAGGCCCCTGCTGCAGAGCAGGCCCCTGACGAGCAGGCTGCTGCACAGGCTGCTGCACAGGCCCGTGCTGAGGCCCTGGCTGCCAATGCGCAGGGCAAGGGCACTGCACACGTACGTGCACAGTACGTGCCACTCGACGAGGCCGAGGCCAACCGCAAGGCAGCACGGCGCGCACCTGAGCAGGCACGCACGCCTGTGGACTACCAGCCCTTTACCTGGTGAGCGAGGGCCGCAACACTGCGCGTCGCAACAGGTTCCGTCGCATCATCAAGCGACGCGGCGACATGTGCGCAGGATGCGGCGAGCCCATCGACTACGACGCACATCACCTGCACCCGTTGTCGTTTCAGATCGACCACATTCACCCGCTCGCTAAGGGTGGCAGCGACACGCTCGACAACATTCAAGCCATGCACCGCAAGTGCAACCGCGACAAGGGCGACGAGCTGCCCG